GGGGTCAAACCATAGGGTCAAAAGTTCAAGCATGATCCTCTTCAGTTCAAGCTCATCAGAAATTTGATCCCCTTCGACATGATAGTGAAGAAGTGTTGAAGTTAGACACCTCAAAATCAGCCAAAGAATTTTCCAAAACCTAGTATAGAAGATCAAGGGGATCATCAAATGAGCCTCTTGATCCCCTTCGAGTACCCCCTCTTGCTTATCAGACTCCTCTCTTGCGCCCCTTGACACCATCTGGTATGCTCTTCTCAGCCACCCTGAAGAAGGGGGGAGGGGGGGGATATTGTCTGAATCCAGACCTCCATGAGCGATTTAGCAGGTGGCTACGACCTCGGACCAAACACTGACGACTCTTATTTTTGTATTGGAATCATGCAGTTCTTTAGGAGGGTTCAAGCAATGAGCCCCTTCCAATCTAGTACCCCACAGTAAAAGTGCTAGTTGGAGCAGGAAGTTGGGAGGTTTCTAAGGATTACTCCAACACAAGAAAGTTTTAATGGCCCGCCCCGAATCATCAAAAATGTATAGTCGCAGGCAGGAAGTGAGCAGTCCCAAGAATTTAGAATCTACTAAGTTTGGGACTGTGGTATGCGCGAGAGGCTAAATCAATTGCTAACGATTAGCCGTCTGACCTTATCGCTGATTCCGGTTCCCGGTTTGGACAAGAGCAGTGTTAACTCCTGCTCGTTTAGGTAGATGTTGAAGGCTTTTCGATACCCCTCTGGTGGCTCGGCTTTACCTTTTGGCCGGCCCGGTTTTGACTTGGTTTGGTTCATAGTGTAACCTCTGCTCCCCCTCGATAAGCAAAAGAATACGTTTGGAAGGATTGGGCATCGGGCGATACTTGCTTGACTTCCGCAAACTCCATGGTTGCCGCGTCGTAATCGTAGTCGTGCGTTATCATATTCAGGGCCTCGATGATACGCGACTGTAAAGATCGGTTAGCATCGAATCCGGTGACTGATCCGAAAGAGCCACAAGGCTCTTCTAAGTCACACCAGTCGTTGTTTGGCTGTCCGTTGCCGATGCAACAGACTTCGATTGATCGTAGTGCCTCACTCATTAATTGCCCCTTCAGTGAGTTTAGTAACGCTAAGGATTACCACGTCTGGTGACGCGGGATAGTGGTGTTGGTGTTCGTCGTAGCAGTTATCGATGGTGTCGTACGGTAGAACATCGATGTCGATTTCGATAATTTCATTGTTGATCTTCTCCAGCGAGACGTCATCCTCAAATGGGAAGTTGAAGGTGTCCTTCAAGGCGTCCTTAAGGTTGTCTGCTTCGACGACGATTTCAGAATACACTCGGACGTTCCGAGCGAATTGGATGGTGAATTTAGGCATTGGTTTTCTCCTGTCTGATGGACTCATCAGCAGTGGCCTTACCACTGGACAGAGTAGGCTGTCTACCTGCTCTGTTTCGTCCTGTAAGAGTTGCTTAAAGTAGAAGGGGGATATGCTCCCCCTTATGGAGTGTTAGGCTGTCAAAGACTTAGCCAATGCTTTAATCCATTGACCGGGATATTCCGATGCGGACGCTAGTCGTAAAATGTGTTGTTTCCCGTCTTCAGTTTTTGACAATGCGGTCAAAACAGATTTAGCCGCTCTGACAAGATGCGGGCACGTTTCAAGGTAGTAGCGGTTATTTGCGGGTGTGGGATTGGTTTTCATGGGTTTTGTAAGCATGCTTTATTTCGAGGATGCTTGGACGTAGACTGCAAAGCCAATTTCGGAAGCAATCTTCCGACACTCTTCGATCATTCGGTTAGCTCGTTATTAGTTCTTCGTGTACCTTCTTGTCTTGTTCACGTTGTCCGTCAAAACAGTAGTTGGCTAGGGGGAACGTTCTAATCTCGTATGCCAAGTCTCGAAGATGCTGGGCGTAGTAGGCTTTGTCAAAATGAGGTTCCAGTTCATTCCAGATAGCTTGAATCTGATCCTCTGGAAACAATGCGCAGATCTTGTTCATCCTGATAGTCGTGATGTTGGTATCGGTGCTGCCGATCACAGTACAGGCTATCAGCCGTGTTCCGAATTCTGGATCGTCTCCAAGGGGATCGGTGGCTGTCTGAGCAGTCTGCAAAGTTAATGTCGAACCCATTCCTGTGTGAATGATGCCGATTGATCCAAGTTCGTAGTAGATTTTCATTATGTTCACGGGATCAAAAGAGATTTGATCTTGGCAATAGCGTCTTTAACTTGCGACGTGTCAGAAATGTTGACCATGATATAGCCATCATTATTCGATGAATAGCAAGAAGGTAAAGCGTGACCGGAAAAGCGAACTTTCACTCGTGGGCCATCAATCATATAGCCTTCGGCATCCAATCCCAAATCATCGTTCCAGACCGTAAGATAACGGGAAGCTGACTTCTCGGAATAACTTGCATAAACGGTTAAACCTGCTTTTTCTAGTTGATTAGACATTCGATTGAATGAAGATGCTAAGCCAGTGAATCCGCTTGATTTCTTGATAAGTGACATGGTTGTCTCCTAGTCCCATCGGAGCAGACTTTGGACTGCTCTTGTGGTTTAACAGCCCAGACTGGCTGGACTGCCCATCACCATTGACTATGTGGGGAAGATAAGACTTCCTCTTAGTGAGTGTTTAGAAAAATGATCTCGGTCTTACATCTGGCCCGTACTTTCCAGAGTGCCGAGCCACACAAAGAAGTTCGTCTAACCAGCCGTCATTCACTCTTTCCGCAATCGCGTCAAGAATTTCGGTTTTGGTCATTTTGCGAAGTGGAGCGTAACCCCCAGTGATGGAGCATTCGGTTCCTTCGTTTTCCAAGAGCAAAACGATTAATCCGCTGTTTTTTGACAAAATAATGTGCCCTCGGTAGTTATCGTGAGTGAAAGAGAATGCTGGTTTCGTGATCATTTGCCCCCCTATTGAGCATCTCTGTTTCTAGAGATTGGAAGTATGCTCTTGCTTCTGCTTTACCCTTAAATGACTTACCGAATGTAGCATGGCACAGGTAATCAAAGTGAGTGACACTCCATTTGCGGTTTGTCCACCGTGCCATTGATCCAGCAGGTTCAAACCCCGGCTCATGCTGTTTGAAGTACCAACATCGGTTATTCTCAGAGTCCACAAACGCATCGATAATCGATACCTGCGACATCTGGCCTTTGGCGTCAGTGTAGTTAGCTAATAGAATCTTCCCTGCTGGGATTTCTCGTTCTTGAATCATTTTATTGTCTCCTTCTGACGGACTCATCAGCAGTGGCCTTACCACTGGACAAGTAGGCTGTTTACCTACTTGTTTCGTCCTGTTACTTGTGAGTGAAACTCACAGATATAAGCTTTCTGCTCAATAGGCTTATCCCATGATCCGAACCGTTCTGGTTGATCGATTGGTATTACTGCTTTGCCCATGATTAGCTTTGGACTGCTACCAAACGGGAAGAGGATTTGCACACTTCCGAGAATGTAGCTTGGTCCGAGAATCGATTGCTTTAATGTTGGTTTCATGTTGTCTCCGGCGCCTCACTCATCAGAGCAGGGTTGGCAATTCCTGCTGACACCAGCAGTTGCTGGTGTTTCGTGTTTAAAGATCAACTCTATGCAATTGTCAAAGTGCGGACTGTTGGAAAGCGCCTCATCCGTTTCTGATTGTGCGGTTCTTCCGATCCTCAGATCAGCGACTCTCTGTGGAGTCCTCGGTGCGTCTATGGATAAGATCATAGCACGATTCACTGTTTATACAAGTGGTTTTAGAATAGATTTTAGTGATGGCAGTGAAATACAGTATTGTTACTAGGTGAGGCTATCGATTGAACCTGTGGGTAAACCAATGTTTCACAGATGTTTCACAGACAAGAGCAGTCTCAGGGGTTAGGTTCAAAACACCCATTTCTTGCCGTCTGGAATGCCCAAAAGTGGGCATCAAATACCTTGCCTTGTGTTTATATGCCTATTTTAAAAATGGCATCTGAACCGGTTCAGTTTGCGATTTGAGCGATTGGCCCCGACGGGCTGGAGCAGAAATTCACAGAAAGTAGTAGACAAACAGGTAGAAACCTACGATCTGAGAATCGTTAGGTTGGCTAAGTATCGTGCGAGGATCGTTTGGAACAGGAAACGAGCAGAAACTGGCGCAGTTGAGTAGTCCACTGCTGACAGACCAGCAGTCGATGAACAGGCTGTCAGACAACCAAGCAGACGTGCTTAATGGTGCGCTGTGCTGTGGCACCAGCAGTCGAGCAGTCGAGCAGTCGAGCAGTCGAGCAGTCGAGCAGTCGAGCAGTCGAGCTTACTCTTGGTTGGTTGGTAGGGTTGGTGGATGGGCTGTCGCTTTCGCTCAAGTATGTCCCCATGCCCACATGCCCCCCCCCCACACACCCGCTGGCCGCCGATCGCCTCCGCTATCGCCCCGATACAAACTGCGGCCTATTTTTTTGGACAAAAACCTTTTGGGTAGCATTGTTACTATTTCTCATGGTAATCTAGCGCCGCCCACCCGGGCAAGGAGTTTCTATGTTCATAAAGCTTCATGAGAACTTTGGTGCAGAGACCTCGGAGACCTACTTCAACATGGCGACGGTCACTAAGGTCTTAAAGAGTCGACAGGACTCGACGTTCTTGATCGTAGGTGATGAGGGGTGCGAGATCACCGAGACGCCAGAGGAGATCATGAATCTTCTCAAGGTTGCCCAATACAATGCGACGGTTTATCCTGTTTTTGGTTGGACCCAGCCATTGACTATCAACAGTGAAACGCAGTGGAAGGCAATTCCCCAGACACACACTAGCCCTAACATCAGTGGGGAGGGTCCAAAGGAATGAAAGCGCCGTGGATGAGGGAAGATGGCCCGGGCTTTGTGTTCCGCAAGTTCGAGCCGAGGGATAAGCCCGATAGTTTTCAGGTCTTCTGCCGCTACCGGGTTGGCGACAATCGGTCGCTGGGTGTTTACCGGATGGGGAACAAGGGGCCAGTGAAATCGCAGGCTCTGAAGATGTTGACAGACGCGACGCCTGAGACACTGCTGATGATCCTGTGGCACTTTATCGAGACGCCTATGCTGATCAAGGGGCCGGGAACCCCTGTTAGCCACAAGAAGGGCAAGTATGATGCGGCTAAGAAGCACATCATCAAGGCGCTGGAGATCTTTGTGGAGATCAGGGAGGAGGACGAGGAGGAGGCAAGGAAGCTGGCCGAAGAGGTGAACGGAAAGAAGGAGAAGGTGGAAGATGATGGGAAGTAGTGAGCCAAGTATTCCCAGGCACAAGTGGCGCGAAGTCACCAGTTATCGTCGGGGGCGACCGGGTGAGCATAAGGTGTTTGCCTACGATGTGGACTTGACTCCAGAGGAGATCGAGGCAGGCCATGTGGTGACGCCTACAGTGGTGTACTCGATCCACGCTGGGGACAGCGACGATGTGCTGGCTGTGCTTAGGTTTGACGAGGTTCTAACCCCAGATGTGGTGTGTGCGATCCTTGACGACCATTTGACGACTAGGGCGAAGACAGAGAACATCAGGATGCTGTACGACCTGAATGTGGCGATCGGCAAGATCAAAGAGGCGTTGGTCCACTTGGTCCGCAGGCATGATGCGGTGCCAGTGCAGGAACCTGAAGGATAAAAATGCCCCCTACCGGACCAAGGTGAGGGGGCTATGGAGGATACACGTATGGACACCGTGTCCCTTTGTTGCTTGTCATTTTGTACCGACGTCGCTATTTTTGTTGAAGGAGACCGCGATCTATCGGGGAGTAATGAAACCCAAGCACCTGCAATGGAAGTTATACCATAGATGGTTTTGATTCTGGCGAGACATTGTTAATCTTCTGAATCTTCAGCAAGAATCCTCTTTAGTTTATCGCTAGAGCGCACAAACATTCCCAGACAAAGAGAAGCGCCACCATGATAACCCATTTTAAACACGGTCTGATTCTGTAGAATATTATGCTCTTCTAATGCCACAACTGAGGCGATGCCGTATCGTAAAGCCTCATGGCAAAGTTCATCAAACCTATCCATAAAATCATCAAAAGAGTTGGGTTCACTCATCATGTTATCTTATGCACCTCCCAATCGCATTCTTCGTCTTCTGCTACCAAGGTTAGTTCGTCGCATCTATCCAATTCTTGAGTGACGCCATCAAGGGCTTCCTTAATTTGACGAATGCTGAAGTAGTTGAAGCAAGCCGCCGCATTTACATAGCACCAGACTTTGCCGCCGCCCACATTCTCTGTGTTCATCAGGTTGAAGCGTTGGCCATTAGCCAACGGAGAGATCCGATCGTTGATGACAGCTAAGGCAAGCAATGACTCCGAGCCATCATTATCGTCGCAGTTCAGTGAGAACGCTAGAATAGCGTGGGTAAGGTAGCTCATTACGCCTGCAACTTCAGAAGCTCTTTGATTTCCGCAAAGTACTTCTCAAACTCATGCGGATACTCCGCTGGGTTGACCACCCGAAGGATGACGATGAAGAAGAGAATGACCAGCTTCTCTCTGGTCGTTAGTGGGCCTTTAGATTTGTTCACAGGAAATACCTCGCAAGCCTCTGCCCCTGTTCTCGCTCGGGTAGACACCCAAAGTTCTCAATGATTGCTAGTGCCTTATGGAATGTAATGTACTTAGTGAACCAGAGGCTGTAGATACGAGCCAAATGTGGATCCTCTGAACCCACGTAGTAGGTGCAGGTGTGCCCGTTATCCTCTGGAGTCACAAAGCTGACGACGGCGTGAGGCACCAGTCGCTTGATCAGCTTGCAGAACTCGTTTTCAAACTCAAGGATGTTCATCTCAGTGCCGCGAGCAAGGATCAAATCCTTTATGTCGGCGTAGGCTTGAGTAAATGATTTGCCCTTGTCCATCTCCTTGTCGAGTAATCCCTTCCATGTCATCCCATCCATTATGGAGTCTGGGTAGTTGTAAAACTTTGCAAGCTTTTCGAGTTGCTGAACTGCCATACCGAGTGAATCTAGAATTAGTGCCATAAGTGTGGTGTGGTTAGTAACCCCGGCTCGGCCAACTGACTTAGCCCTCGCAGAAAGCTTCGCCGGGATCGATTTGCCGCCAGTCTTGCCCTGACAAAAACAAGAACCAGCGGACTTCTTTTGTATACATGGCGGGACTTGAACCCACATCCTCCATGATCGGTTGCCTTGTCCGGTTACGATCCGGGAGCTTCCGTGGCGTTCTACCGTTGAGTTACATAGATAACAACGCTATGTTACACCATAAATGTATTCAGGTCAACCTCTTCGGCATTTCCAATCGTTCCAGACTCGGAATATTGCCAAGCGTAGTAGGTCGTGAAGGGCGCTGGGATTCTTGGGACCAATACTCCGTACTCAGCGATCCAGAGCTTGAACACAGAAAGGCGCGGGTCGTTGTTCAGTACCTCATCGATGAATGACGGGGATGCATAGAGTCCTACACTGTCAATTCCCGTCGAACGAATGATCTGGGATCTCATGTTGAGGAGCAGGTTAATCCGGGTGTCAAGCTCGATTGTCATCCATGGATCTTTCCCCCGAGATGATTCGGCGTCAAGAACGGGGAAAAGATTGCCTACCGTGCCATCTAGGGCAGTCAAGAAGTTGACGATCTGCGACTTGGACATGATCGTCGGATCGACAAAATGATATGCACCGTGGAGGATCTCATTTGCCTCGGCCTGCTGTCGGAATGTGGCGTAGCTTGGGTCTTTGAACACTGAACCTTGGGAAGCTTTAAGGTAGCAACGGGTGTAGCCCTGCCGTCTGGCAAGTTGGAAGTCAAATCCTTGTTGGTGGTGGCTGATATCGAATCCTGCGTAGGTGGTTGACATGGCTTGTGGTTACTCCTTTGTGTGTTCAATGTACGGATGTGTGGTCATAAAACGTGGGTTCTTGCCGTTCGGGTTGTGACTGCGGCCAAAAGCTTTCCAGTCGATTGGGATTCCGCAACCCTCGGCTTCGACTAGGGCGTTGATCTCGCCTTTCAAGCTTTTGATGCGGCTTATAATCGTAGCCATGGCTTCGTAATCGTTGCTGTGTGATGAGAAGGTGAACCGATAGGCGGCTAGAATTTGGTGGTGATGGCTTGGATCGCCCTCGGTGGGGCGAACTATGTCGATAAGAAGCATCCAGATTCGGTTCGAGTCGTAGTTTTTATACTCTGGAGACACCATATTCAGTGTCATTCTCGGCGCATTCAGGCTTGCATCGGTTGACAACGAGTAGTTGTGAACCACGGGCTTACTTTTAGAGAACTTAACCGAGAATGACAGCATAATTCGCCTCCAGATATGTACTAGATTAGACGAATCTGAGGTCGATTAGTGTGACCAAGTAGCGCCAAAAACAAATCCGATCGATTTGCTGTTGACGTCGCTGAGCTGGAACTTCTTCGACACGTCGTAGGCGTCACCAACGCCAGCAAACAGGCTGAAGTTAGTGGTCTTGGCGTAGTGGAGGACCACACCTGCTCCGAGGGCTGGCTCCTGAGTCGTTGCGTTGGCTCCGAATAGGCCATCGACGGACAATGTGAACGGCCCTTTATTATAAAGCTGTCGTACAGGCTTGTCAATGACGGCAAATGTGTTTTTACGCTGGATGAAGCTGGCAAATCCGGTTGTGTCGGCCATGATGGAGGACGATAGGGTGGCGAGGATCGTGAATGTAATGAGTCTTTTCATATGGCTACCATTTTGAAGGAGGTTACGACGGATCGGAACAGGACATCTTTAGCTTGCTGTTCCAGCGGCAATTTATCAAATGGAACTAAGCAAGGATGTGTCTTCGCGCCCGCATCCTTCACCTCACCATAAACCCAACCGTCTTCAATTTTTTGAGCTGACCATGAGTCGTGATTGGCACTTGCGGGGGCATCGGGATTAGCCAATACAAATTGCACGCCTTTTATGGCGCTGTCTTTTTGCCACGTTGGGGCAAGGTTCCATTCTGTTTGCGAAAAGTCGCCAAGTGCCGCACAATATGCACGGTTTGCTTCGTGGCATACCCGAGCAATCTGTTCTACTTCGATCATAGGTATTTCTCCTTTTGGAAATATTTTCAAAGCGTAGTTTAGCCCTTTGTGGCTTTGTATTTGGACCTTAGAGCCTGTAAATAGATCAAGCCGTCGTCAATGCTGTGAAAGATGTTGACCTTTTCGATGTCGGATTCGGTCATCGTGTTGACTACAACCATCACTGATGGGCTGATATAGGAAGCCTCAAAGTCTCCCGCGTCGGCGTAGTCGTCGTGCTTCTTGTACGAGGCTAGGGTGATGGATCTTCCAAGGACTCCACTGTATCCGTTCCTTGTCAAGGTGAATCCAGAGGAGTGAATGTGCCCACCGATGGTTACGTCGGCTTTTGACCCCCGGAAATTCTTCTTCAGTGGACCATGCGACGGGTTATACATCGAGTGTCCCTTGTGGTAGTGCCTGATATCAAACATGACCTCAGAGGAGCCGCAGATTAGTTTTGCGGCTATGCCGTGGTCGACCCCGAGTATTTTATGCTTCTGACACAGCGTGGCCGCTGTGGATGCCCACTTGTCGTGGTTACCAAGAATGACAATCAGCCAAGGGACGTAGGTGATAAGCCACTCCATTAGCTCGATCGCTTCGTCGGCAGTGCCGTGTTGCCTGCCATAGAGGTGGCCAAGTGCGCGGATCCAGTTGTTAGTGAGGTCGCCAATGTTGATGCCGTAGACATGGTCGTTGGATTTGATTGCCTCAAGATCCTCGATCATCTTCTCGATGTCAGTTCCATCATCGTCAACGTGTGGATCGCCACAGCAGAGAATGGCGTATGGGCCTTCGTCGGAAATGGTAATCGTGACCCCGGATTTCTTCTGGTCGTAGTGGGCCTTGTTCGCCTTGAATGTTTCGACCTTCTCGGTCAGAATATCCTTGATGGGTCGAGCAAGTTTTGGAAGAGAACTGATCACCACACCGGGTTTCAGTTGCTGGGCCACGCTTGGCAGTGGTTCATCTATTGTCGCCGTCTCGATAGGTCTTGGCAGTGGGTTAGAGAGACCCAGTTCTTTTACCTTGTGAGTGATCGCCACCCGTGACCGCTTCAGGATATTCCCTATTTCGGAATAGGGAGTGGTCTTATAAAGATCGATGACGAGGTTGATCTCGTCCTGTGTCCACATCTTTTTCTTTTGGCGCACAAAAACCTCCTTGCTACTTGCAGTCCCACTTCCTGAGCGACTTGTTGATTCGGCTGTTCGGATCTTTGGCAGTCTTCTCGCTGGTCAGCTTTTCTTTCATGCCCTCCATGCGAGAGCAGAAGCTCTTCCTGCGGCCTGCCGCTTTTGGCGAACTGTCGGCTTCCTTCTTTGTTACTGGCGGCTTCAGATTGTGGCCCTCTGCCTTTGCCGATGCTCTACCCTTGGCATTCAATCCACCCTTGGGATTTTGCCCTTCCCTTCGTTGCCATGCTGGTGTCTTCAAGTTCATGGAACCTCCAATGGCAATTCTACAGTATAAGCCGAAATCCTAGTACATTGGCGTGACTACAAAGAAGGAACATACCTACAATGCCGATTGCTGATGCGCCAGATTTCACCTCGATCGTTGGCAAGCATGAACCAGAGTTCTCCGTCGGGCGAATGCTCGATCGCGCCAAGAACAGCGTAGGTTTGGCCTTCAGTGAACCCACTAAGGGCTGGAACGGGAGTCAATGGTTGCTGACCGGCAAAAGTTTTGATCGTTACGTGTAGATTAGGTTGAAGGTAAAGAGCCATCAATCTATTCTCCCCAATCATCAGAAACAGTCATACAGACATCCCGTTCAACAAAGCCTTTCGGCTAGGGTTTTAGTTACCATCCTGTAATCACCTCTGCTTGAAAGCCTTTCTCAGATAGCACATCGTAGACCATGCGTCTTAGCGCATCATTGCCGTCTCGGACCTTGGCAATCACAACGCTCCAATATGGTTGGGAATCTTGCTCCCCAACTCTTTGAAATGACTTGTGAAGTTCCACCGATACGGGTGGAGTTTGGCTTGCATCAAACAAAACCTTCCATTGGTCCGACTCATCCCGTAACAACTGATCCACAATTTTGTAGATGCGTTTAGCTTCTTCGGCTAGTTGTTCACTGTTCATTCAAATTCTCCCTTGTACGTTCCTGCTCTTTCTTGTCTTGTACCGTCCGATTACCTTGGCAGTAGTCGCATAGCCCGTGGTTGCGGCAGTGGGGCGAGACGGCTTTGGCTTTATGGTATGGTTTCCGCTTCTCTTTACCGTGTTCGATTGCTTTATCTAGGCTCACCTTCTTGCATTCTTTTGAATGCCCCCATACAAGTACAAGAATTGCAACGAATCAAGGTTGTTTTCCAGACAATGCTTTTCGTGGCGAATACGTTTATTTTTAGCTTTCCAGTAGGCAATATCCTTCTGGTATTTGTTCTCGTGGTAGTGGATCGCTGATTCTGCTATTTGCAGTTGACGTTGTGCGGTGTCTCGTTCCCATTTAAGAAGTTTGATTGCTTGGCTTGCTTTCTTGTTTTCAATAGTGACTATTACCAAAACGACAATAAGTGATGAACCGCAGAGTAAAGCAAGAGTCATAGCCGACGGGTAGAAATGTGTCATTTTTTGCCCCCTACAATGACTTCTGCGGGTTCGTCCAGTTGTTCTGCGACAATACACCCATCAGGATGTTTTACGCAGTCTTCGACGGCTAATCGAGTTGCATGGTCCACGTAGAAGTACATCTTTCCACGTTTGTTCAGTTGCCAAACTTCATGTTTGATTGCCGTTGGTGGGTGGTTGACTGCTACCAATGGCTTAAACGCTAGATAAGCAATGATTAAGGCAAGTCCCAATATAATCGCAATACCAATCCTTCCCAGCGTTTCAAATGCTTTTCCAATTCCTTCCATTCACTCCCCCTCCTTTGCCTGTTCTGTCATGCCGCCACCTCAAATTCTTTCATCTCTGTAATAGTCCATCTAATAGACTCTCCAAACCTGTTCGTTACATAGAAGTAATGGGCTTTGTTGCTTGACATGGGCTTCAACACCGTGAAGACAGGAAACCCTTCACCCTTGCTTAATTTCTGACCTTTCTTTAGGCTCTTAGCTGTTTCGGTTGTCATTTTGTTCGCATCTCCTTAACGCCTTTAGGCACGCCTCTTTTAGTTGTTCGTGTTCGTTCATTCCGTTGGCGTCACCGATATGATCCACGTATCCGGGTGGTAAGTTGCTCATACGAACCCCATATTTGATTCAATGATTTCCCACGTGTTTTTAGACACTCGCTTCCATTTGGCACCACTCAAAGGACCGTAGATCGTGATAATCCATTCATGATCAGGGTCTTTACGTGCTTCACGTTCTGCCCTTGCTCCCGTCCAAAATGGAGGCCACTTCTTAGAGTGTGGGTGCTTGGTTCTCCATGCTCGTTCACATTCCATTTCGTCGTAAACCGGAACGCCATCCTTGGTTACTTGAGCAACCCCAAACCCTACGCAAATATAAGAGCAAAGGTTAAAGTTTCTTTTTGGTGTTCCACCACATATGCAATCGCTCATACTCTCCTATCCTCCTTACATCTATCGCACATTCCCTGAAAAGTTCGTCTCTCGTTCAATACATCTGCCCTCTTTTGGGCTAGTTCCTCACTGGCCCACGTCTCCGAGTGTTGTCCGTTTAATGGCTCTGGATAAACCACTAGCCAGTTCTTACCGCTTTGTTGGATAGTGAAGTGGTTAGGCATCTTTTGCCTCATGTTTTTCATTTTTCACGTACATTGGGTGGTTCATATCGGATGGGATGCGGAAGAAAGACTCTCCACCTGTCAATTTATCGGTCCAAGTCTTCCCGTCAAAACTTCCATGCAGTTCAATCTTTCGGGCATCAATCGTGATCCATTTCTGGCCGTTGCTCATTGGTTTTGCTCCTTTCTAAAGCTTTGCTCAATCGCTTTGCGGGCAATGGCAGAGACTGTGATCCCTTCACGCTCGGACCTGCGCTTGATCTCGTTGTACATGGCCTCATCAATATAAATGGTTATGTTGCTACTCCGCTTGGGGGTTTGCATTACTTGAATAGCAGGCGTCGGCTTGGGTTGAATTTCAACCGTGGACTCATAGTGGCCGACAATAAGCTGACGGATCCAAATTGAGTTGGCAACTCCCGCGTTATAGGCTTGCTGGTTGACATATTGGGTCATTTCTAGGTTCATCCATACGGCAACTTTGTTTTGCCGTTCATGTTTCATGCAGGTAATCTTCATGGGCTTCCTTGGCTAAACCGCCAATACTAACAATCATAGCACTATCTGGTGCGCTTCAAAATAGAGATATATAAACAAAGCAAAGAAAATGTGCAGGAATGATTTGCTCAATTGTTTGCTGTGGTCACATTGTCGGTTACAATAAAAATGCGATGCCTAGAGTAGAAGACCCGACAAAGACCCCATGGTATAAGCACTGGTTTCTTGATGTCAGCATAATTGTGGCCTTAATTGGCCTTGTTATGACTGTCATGGCTCAAAGCACAGAGAATGGCCGTGAGAAGCAAAAGATCGAGGACCGTGTTGGCAACGTGGAGACTAAGGTTAGTGACCACGACACCCGGATTAAGGAGGTCGAAAAGATCCCCATTATCCTCAACCGAATGGACCAAAAATTAACCGATATGCACGACTTTTTAGGAGTTCCTCCAAGGAAAACCAAATGACCTTCATTTCAGGCTTGAAGTACGTCGGGGCATTTGTCGTAGGGTTTCTAACTCCGCTTGTAGGTACCATGGCTACAGGGCATTGGCCTTCTGGCTCAATTTGGCCTATAGCGATCGCTACAGGGCTTACCAATACTGGGTTCTTCCACATGAAATCTCCAGCCCAAAAGGATAAATGAACGAACAAATACCATTGACCGAAATGCAGAGGAAGTTTGCCGAGTCAGTTTTTGCTGGGCATAGCTTGATCGAGTCTTACAAGATGGCTGGTTATAGTGTAATCAACCGCAAGACGGGCTTGCCTCGCCGGGAAAATGGCATGAGGGTTCATGCATCAAAGCTCCACGCATCGCCGCAGGTGCAGGAATACCTTAACAACCTAAGGCAGGAAGGTCTCAAGAAAACCATTCTATCGGTCGAAGAGACAAACCGTGGCATGAAGGAAATTACGGTCGCTGACATTGGTGACTACTTCACTGATGACGGTGAAGGCGGCCAGCGGATCAAGAATTTCCATGAGATGACGCCTGAACAGCGAAGGCCAATTAAGGCTGTTAAGTTCAAGAATGGTCAGGTTTCCGAATTCTCGTTGGAAGGCAAGTCCCCAGTTCTTTTTAAGGCCGCTGATATCCTTGGGATGGTCACCAATAAGGTCGAGTTGTCAGTCTCCGACGAGGCAGTCTTCCAGTTCTTTGGTAGAGCGATGGCTCAGGAAGGAATCGATCTCGAGACGGTTAAGAAGATTCTAGCCAATGTCAACCAGCAAATATCGGAAGTTCCAAAGGGGCTTGGCATTACGCCAATCATCAATTCGTTTATTGATCGAAACGAGTTAGTTGACGACGAAGTTTCCGACGAGGAGTAACTAGCCTATGGGTCTTAAGACCACCGACATAGAAAAGCTTGTCACGGACTCGTACAAGCTTGAGGATCGATCGCATCTGCTACCGCTGTGGAAGGCTCCATACGATCAGGACACGCCAGAGACAGCCTATCGGTTCGTTACGGAGTGCTGTTGGACCTACAACGAGGCTGACGGTCCTATGGAGCTTATCCCTGCGAACGAGTATGTCCGTAGGCTTTGCTACGAGTGGTGGGAGTGCAGGAAGACTGGCCGAACACTGATCATCGAAAAGTCGAGGCGACTTGTTGTCTCTTGGATCTTGCGAGGACTAGAACTTTGGTCGCTTGGCCTCAAGCGAGGCAAACACACAATCGTCGGATTGACTTATCCGAAGGCCGCTGAACACGTCTGGCGTATTTGGCATCTTTGGGAACAGCTTTGCATTCACTTGCGCTGGCACAAAATTGACGATGCCCAGCACCATGGCGGCAACCCAATGAGCCAGAAGCTTGACGATGTCATTCTTCCCAACGGAAGTATCGTCGAGAAGATCAACCAAGATGGTGGCTCTTTACAGGGATCTGGCTACTCTGGGGTCACTCATGAAGAGTTCTCACTGTACAACCTGCCTGCGGCAATGTACAGCCAGTCGAGGTTTGTTACCCAAGGCGCTCCCGGCAATGTTGGTGGCTTTGTCGTCATCGTCACCAACTCGGCCCCTAACCCTGAATGGCAAGAAAGAAAGCAGGAAGCGGGTGGGGTAGCTGGGCTTGATGGCAGGATGCCGCACATTAAGGCTCGGCAGATACTTGGCCTCGATGAGTGCGGAAAGACATCACTACTAATGCAAGGTATGGCCGCAGTCGACACTCGGGCTGGCGACCGATATATTGCACTTCATTACTCTGCCGACCCACAGAAAGACGGCGCATGGGTGTCCCGAGAAAAGCGAGGACACGGGATGCGCGAATGGGATCAGCAGATGGAGATGATCGAGGAAATCTTCAATGGGGAGCCTGTCTACAAAGATTATTCGGAGGCAAGACACTCTCCAAAGCTCGTCAGAGAGAAAGGCGTCCCGATCATTAAAGGATCGGTTTACATCGGAGGCTGGGATATTGGGCTTCAGCCAGCGTTTGTCTTGCTACAGGTGACACCGATCTACCAGATCCAAGCTATCCTAGAAGTAGTATCGATGGGCGGCGAACCCATGGAAGCATTTGCTCCTAGAGTTCTCAGGGCAATCAAGGAGCGAATACCGGGACGGTGGGACGAGATTTACCACGGCGCTGACGCAACTGTCATCAATCGAACTGCGACCACAGGTGATACGGTTCAAAAGGTAGCCCGAGCATTTAACCTCTATTTGCGACCACAGACCAACAATCTTCAGGTCCGACTGTCCAATGTCACTTGGGCGCTGGTAGACGAGATTGAGGAGCGAACTCCTCGTCTGATTGTGGACCCAATAAACTGTCCAACCCTTGCTACAGGATTTCGAGGAGCCTACAAATATGAAGACAACCCAAGGGGAGACTCCACTGGACCGGGTAGAATAACTAACTTACCGTTAAAAAATGGTTACAGTCATATTCATGACGCCTTCCAGTATTCGATTACGATAGCAAGGAAATTCTGTGAAGGTAAACTGCGGCTACGATAACATGTTATCATTTAGGCACAACCCATGAAGAACGATTCAACTGTCAAGTTACTAGTGGCGCAGGGGCATACGGCCATCTTGACTGATAAGGACAAGCATTTGATCGCGGCCACTATTATGTCGACACAGCAGACGATCATCGACAAATTGGCCGAATGTGTCGCCAATGTAAACAAATTGTCTGAGGCAAAGGAAGGAGAAGACGTTGATCCAGCAAAGGCTGAGATTTTTTCGCTGACAACGGCTTCATTGACAGCGTTTACGAAAGCCATGGAAATCATGAACACCGTCATGCAGGAGAACCCACTATGAATTTTGCAGATGCTTGGGGGCAGATGCTCCAGCTAGGGAGGAAAGTGCGTCGACCTAGTTGGGATGGCGATCGGTTTTGGCTAGTAAAGGGCAAGGATCTTTACGAATCCATCGGCGGCAAGGAAACCTTTAAGCAAAAGGTCAACACCGAGGACACATTTGCCGATGATTTCGAGGTGGTTGAGTAGTGGTTACCGATTCGGTAAAAGTCAGGCTTCCAAATGATATCAGTCACAACATCGATATTAAGGCGGCTTCCGAAGCAATCGCGGTCGTCGGCAACCGAGTTGTGGTCGAGATGCTTCCAGTTGACAAGCCCACTACGCTCCTACTTCCAGACAACCTAATCAACTTCTGGCGAGGTTGCGTCGGTGTAGTAATTCAGTCTCCCAATTTCGTGGTTAAAGCCAAAGGAAAGCTGATCGAACCTCCCATGGTTGGCGATCTTGTCATTGTTCACCCACAAGATGGAGTGCATATCGACAATGCCGAAATGGGCAAGTACAAAACGTCGAATCAAATCCGAGTTTACGGAGCTTATGCAGAGTACGTCGGTGAGCCGATTGCCTGCGACTGGTGGGAATCAATTATGGCAAGCATTGACACAAACATGAATCTAAGGGCTTACGGTAACAAGAGCATCTTCAAGAAGGACAAGGCGGTCGGCGTTTCGGATAACGGAATCTTCCTCCCTGATGGCCATCACCAGCGAAATGAAATGGCAATTATTGTGTCAAGGGGGCCATTGGCCGATCCAGATGCAAAAGTGGGCGACAGAGTATCGTACAATCCACATTACATAGAACGCGACGGCGTTGATCTCGGCACAGGAGTTTCGAACTTCGACTACTTCATCGCCAGCGATCTAGCAATCAATTACGTCGTTACTGAGGATTGACATTGAAAGACGAAACCCCCAAGAAAATAAAGCTGACCGACAAAGGGCTGGTTGATATCCCAGAGCTTGAGGAGCGAAACAAGTTAGCCCTCAAGATCAAACTGGATATTGACGCAGGTATTGAGACCCAAGGCTCAATGGGAACTTGGTGGTTGGAGGCCGAACGAGCCTATCTTAACGAGGCTCCTTCGGTGCAGAGTCAGCTTGATCAGGGGCCAAACGATCCCGGTTATCAGGTCTTTACGATGCCATTGACTCAAACCCGAGTCGATATGCTTTCTGCACAGGTCACGACTGTTGTCACCAAGCAAGATCCGTTGATGACGGATATCAGTGACGATGAAGATGTTGCCGAGAAGAGGCAGAAAACACTGCATCGCGTCTGGATGGATGGAAAGTTCCCTGTCGCAGTATCCAAGGTCGCCAATATGTGTGGTGTCAAGGACATTGGTATCTACCGGATAACTCCGGGCCTTGTGCCGGGGTCCGTCAAGATCGACGCAATCGACCCGCAGGACTGGACAATTTTCCCTGCAACCCCAGAAGGAATACAGGCGACGGCTTGTGTTGGTCACAGAACCAACCACCGTCGCATTGTTGTCCAGAGCAAGCAAAAGACTGGCGAGTATTACGAGACGGAAGATTTGCCAGAATCTACTCAGGCTGACCACGATGACGACCACGAACAGGTTCACACCAGAAGCGAACTCAGTACAGCTTCTCCAGACAAGAACAACCAGTTGATCGAGATTTGGGATGTTGTCGTTCGATTGGATCTGGAAGAGACAGGCAACGAGCAGTTGTACCGAGCCAGCGTTGATTATGAAGGCTGTCAACTTCTAAGCCTGCAACCTTACAAGTTTAGCTACATCTGGTATTTCCGGTCGTATTACATCGGCTCCAGCAAGTATTTTTACTCGGGTTCCAGTGTCGCTCGAAATCTCGATCCCTGCCAGACGGCGAAGAACAACTTGTTCAGCGCCTTCTACGGTGGATCCATGTCGGCGGCTATGCCAAAGACCTTTGGCCCTCCTCTGGAAAGCGGAGAGAAGTTTACAAAAGCTGGTTACGGCGACTACATTCCGACGGAAGGTGGGCAGACTCCATTTACGCCGGGTGGTCAGTTTAGCGGCCAAGCATTTCCCCCAATGCTCCAAATCGTTGAGCGAGATGCTGACATGGTCAGCAGGGTAAGCCAGAACACTCAGGGCGCTCAGGCTACAGGACAGACTACGGCAACCGAGCAAAGTATTATTGCCGCTGGCGTTGCGGTCGGTCTTGAGATGTTTATTGCCAACTTCACCTCTGAGTTTCCAGAAATGGCGGCTCACACCATGGAGTTGATTGCCGACGACTACGAAGCATTTGAGCAGAGATTTGGAACGATTTACCCAGACCCAACCCCAGAAGAATTGGAAGCACAGCGGCAGGACACGTTGCAGAAGCTACTTGGCCAAGCAGTTGGGCAACCGCCAATGCCAGATCAAATGCCATCTCCTGACATGAATAGTGGCATGATGCCACAGCATATGCCTCCGATCGATCAGGGGCAACCTGTTTCTCCGATCCCCGGAGTGCATGGGCCTACTGATGCCGTTGGATTGCCGCTTGATCTGGGACAAGGTGGATCGCTAATCACAGGCGCTCCAAGCCACATACTTTAAGCCATGAGAAAGTTCGATATCACTAAGGCACAGCTTCTTGACCATACGATGTGGGTTCCAACGGGTAAGTCCCCCGGTAATACCCCGCAGGCAAAGCTACAGACGGCGCAGTTGCTCATGCAAATGGCGGCAAACCCTGCGACGGGGATCGATGCCCATGAGCTTGCCACTGTAGTCATTCAAAACGGAGCTTTGGCTAACGCCACCAATATTCAAATCCCCAAGGAGCAGATGCAAGCAAATGCGGCGATGGCACAACAACAGCAAATCCAGAGCGCAGGTAGCGGACCTCTTCCAGATCAAGCAATGGCTGGAAGCCCCGGAGGGCCAGTTGCTCCTCAGCCTATTCCAAATGGAGTTGGAGGGGGCGCTCCAACGCCTCAGTCGGGTGGACCTGCACCAATCCCCGAACCTCGCATCCCAAGAGCAGGGGAAAATCCAGTGGCTTGAGAAAGTCATGGACGCAACAGATTTGTACGATAAACTAAAGGAGCATCATAGAACGTTATGCGAAAACAGCATCAAACAGCAACCATCCCGACGGACTCGGTAGAGGAAGAATCCACATTGATGGAAGTTCCTCCCGATTGGACGGGTGAAGAGCCTCTGGTGGACGATGAGCCAGATGGACAGGAACAGGAGCCAGTAGCTCCTCCTATCGACATTGAAGCGATCAAGGCTGAGGCTAAGGCTGAAGCGATCAAGGCAGTCGAACTGCGACAGCAGGAAGAGTGGCAACGACAGCAGGCCCAATTGCAATGGCAACAGGCCCAGCAGTACCAAAACCCAAGTTTCCAACAGCAGTATCAACAAGCTCCGGTTCAATCTAACCAGTACGAGCAACTTGAGCAGAGAATCTTTGCTGGAGATGCGGCTGGCGCTTTGCGGGATTTGGCAAGCCAGATCCGAGAGGAGGTGCGCCGGGAAGTGCTTGGCGAGGTCAATCAGCGAGTATCCCCGTTGGCAGTTGATCGAGTCGTGGATGAGATCGCGGGAGATTTTGGGAAGGAAGCTAAGAATCAGATCCGCGAACTGATCCGAACCACAGATACATCAACGCTGACTCCGCAGGGTAAAGATATTCTTCGACGACTTGCCCGAGACTACGATCGAGAGGCGCAGGAAAAGGTTACCGCTACACAAAAGCGAATGAGACCTGAGCCAGTAGGTCTTTCTCCTACACGTTTGCAAGTCGACAAGACAGATTTCGATCGCGTTAACAGTGAGCGACGTAGCATTGGGCTACCCCCAATTAATGCTACACAGTACCAGCAACTCTTGAAAGAGGTTAATCGTTAATGGCAACCAGCAAAACAGTTGAAAGCGGAACACGCAATCCCCGCTCTGGAGGAGTTGAATTCCTTCCAGATCGGCACTACCTAAAGGTTCAGCGGGATGTTGCGGCTTTGCAATATGAAAGTCCGCTTGAGAAGTTTCTTGACGAACCATCTATTGTAAATCCAGCAGAACCGATGTATCGTGAAGAGATAACCGATGCAAAGGTTACGGGTTCTCGACAGATGGTAATGATTTCTTGTTCAAAGGCTGACTACGAAGCGGCACAAAGACGTTACGACGCCGAGGCTGAACGTCGTCAACAAGCAATGAACAAGAAAATTGGGCCGCACGGACAAATTCAAGAAGAAGAAGACTCCTTTGTGCGCTCACGTCATGCTATATTATCTGATTAGGGACAACAATTGAATAAGGGCGGCTCGTAGGCGAGGGCTTGCTACTACTTCGTGAGGAAAAACAAAAGTGGCAAACATTCGTGCATTAGGTATTAGAGCGCCCGGTGGCGACTACAAGATGGCAACCTATCCCGTGGCGTCGGGTCAAACCTTCGTCGCGGGAGATTTCGTAACTCTTAACTCCAGCGGTCAGTTGATTGCCTTGGCTACTGTAGCGAACACATCGGTCGCCGCAGGCACTGCTGTATTTAAGACTCAGACAGGATCGACAACAGCAGGCTTCACCGGGAACATGATCCTTGGCCAAGCACTGTCCCCAGCATTGGATTCTACGCTCAGTACGTTGAACGCTAGTGTTCCAGTTGCTCTTGCACTTGAAGATGTAGAGTTTTTGCTCCCCGGATTCAGTGCCTCACTGACATCCAGCACAAGTGCCGCTACGTTTATCGGTCAAAACTACGGTGGAATTGTTACCTCTGGTGGTTTCCCTGCGGTGAACCTTGACTACACAGTCGGCTCAAGCAATGCAAACCAGACTCCAAACACTTCGTACCCAGTTGCAACGATCGGCAATTATCTTGCCTACATCTACACAAATGGTGGTACGGCGGCTGTTGGTAACAACATCTTCTTCCGTGTAACAGACTTGTCGCCGCAGGACTATACGGCTTGGCCTAACTCGGCGTCCAATCCTTTCGCAAATTATGGCTACGTTTATGCAAGCGTAATCGCATCAGCTTCGCTCGCTACGGCGGCAAGGTAATAGGTAGGTAAAGAACAATGGCAATGCTCGTTGACTCCCTCAGTATCGCCCGTAAGAACATCAACGATTTGTTCTTTATCGAGGCCGAGAAGATCGACCCCCAGTACAAGGATGTTGTTGGCAAGATCCGGTACACGACTCAGGCTTTTGAGCAATACAAACAGCTTAAGCCGTTGTCCCCGGCAGTAGCCACCCCAGAAGGTGACGAAGCGGTCGAGGACGACTGGACTCCGCTGTTTATCAACAACTTCTATCCGATCCTCTATACCAAGATGATCCGATACTCAGAGTTGTTCGACTTCACCAACCAGTACAAGGACATGATCTCCAAGCAGGATCAGTTTGCTCTTGCGTTCATGAACGCTCGAAACCAAGCTGGCGCTAACTTGGACAATCTTGGCTTCACTTCGACGACCTACGGAATGAACAACGAGTCTCTGTACTCGGCATCTCACTCCATGGGTGGTTCGACTGGTGCAAACATTCCGGTGGTCCCCGGCACGACTACTCCGTTGAATCTTGCATTTGGCCCACTCGCTCTTGAGCAGGCTATGTACGAGATCCGACGCCAGAAATCGCCTACTGGCCAGCCAATGATGCTCACGGGCAAGCTTCTGCTCAAAGTTCCACCGGAACTGGAAGGCGTAGCCAACCGTGTCGTCAACTCGATGAACCTTCAAGGTACGAACAACAACGACACCAACGATTGGATCCGACGCCGAGTCGAAGTAGCAGTCATCGACTACTACACCTCCGCGACGGCTTGGTTCCTCCGAATGGTGGACTCCGCATTCCACAAGTTGTTCTGCTTGAATCAGTTGCCTTACAAGTGTGATCAGCTTGCCATGGACAGCGCCATGACCTATAAGTGGGTCTGCCGCGAGTCCTACATCTTTGGATGGGAAGACTGGCACGGCACTTGGGCAACCGCTGGTCGATAAGCACTATCGGGGGCGGCTCACACCGCTCCCGGTTTTAATTTAAGAGGAAAAAGAAATGCCCGGAGAATCTACACTCGTTTTACAAACCCGAAAGACGTTTGTGCCGTACACCCCGTTAGGACGCAAAGTCATTTGGGAAACCACGAACACTGACAGTGGCTCACCCATGGCTGGTGGGTTTCAAGGTGTCACTGGATCAATTCAGGGATCGTCTATTATCCCTGACGTCACCTATAACCAGACAGCTTCCGTCTTAATGGAAGGAGCAGCAGGTTGCCCTAGCTCATGCTTGCCCTATCTTGAGCGCATTAGCGCAGCAGTGAACGGCAACACCGCTTGGGCTACGTCATCTACTGGCCTCGCTGGAATTGCAATCGAGGATACTAATTCAGATCCCTTGCTCTATATTCCAATGAGCGCATTGGTCGTAAATGGCAAGGTCGCAAAGCCAGCCCCGCAGGTTTATGTTGGTCCGCAGGCTACTGTCGCATCCAGCGGATATAACACATCCACTGGCGTAATGACGTTTGCTGCAAACTCTTTCCCGTCCGCATCAAATGCTTTGGCAAACATTCCGGGCGTTATTATCGCTGGAACAGGTCAAGGCCAGACATTCTATGTCTCGGCATCGAGCGCAACGTCTTTGACTCCAGTTGGTGGCGCGGCGGCTTTCCCGACGGCTTTGGATAATACCAGCGTGGTTCAGCTTGCATATTGGCCAGCGGCTGGTGGTTCAATTGGCACCCCAACTGCCCCAACAGTGACGTCCACAAACTGTAGCTCAATTCCGACGAACTTGGGTTATGTGGTCTTGGTCGTTGCTGGTCCGGGCGCAGGGCAGTACGGAACGATTGTTTCCAACAGTGCTGGAACGATCACTCTGGCGACGACCTCTCCTTGGACGACGGCAACTACGTCGGCTTCGGTCTTCATTGTCACTAACTCGGTAGCCAACCTTGGGGCGGTCGATCTCTCAATTGCTTACCAGTGGCCTTCAGCCCAGCTTAATACTGGCTTGCAAGCGACGGTCAAGGGAACGATGACTGGAGGCTCTCCTGCCCGAATCATGTGGCAGGGATACTACGCTTACCAGTAGGAATTCCTAACTGGTGTAATATTGGCTCAGGGTATTGACTTATCCTGAGCCATAATTATTTGGGATGACGACTTACACCAAAACTGCTGGATCAGTCAAAAATGTAACCAAGAGTAGCTCTGTTGGCGCTTGGTCAAATGGTGGGGCTACGTGGAATAGCTCATCAGAAGGGGCAATCAACCAATTTACTGACTATCTCTGCTACTACAACTTTGGCTTCTCAATCCCATCCAACGAAGTAATAGTTGGTATTACTGTTAACTATGGCGCTCAAAACTCTCCTAACACGACGGAAACAGCCTGCGACAATTCTGTCGTACTGACAACGAATGCATCGTCACAAATAGGTGGATCTGTTGATCATGCTACGACAACCGCATACAACAATGTCAGCCAAACAACTCAGACTCGGGGTGGCACTTCTGATACTTGGAGCAGTAGTTTAACCTACACACAGGCTAACTCCAGCAACTTTGGCTTTATGGTCTCATCCAAGATGAAGACCAATGGTACAAGTGGGCCATACGCCACTTCGCAGATTTTGAACTCCACCCCCACAATTGTCATAACGACAACGGTCGTATCTCCTCCATCGGCTCCAACTAGCCTGACTGCAAACGTTAGTGGGTTGACCGTAGTATTGAATTGGACAGCCGCTTCTGGCGCGACTGCATATAATGTCTACCGAGGCTCGACAAGCGGCTCAGAGACACTCTACGCTTCAGGAATCGGCACCACAACTTATACCGACCTTGGAGTGGCATCGGGTGGAACTTACTTTTACTACGTCACGGCAACAAACACAGCAGGAGAGAGTAGCGCATCGAACGAAGTTTCAGCCGTTCTAAAGCCAGATCCTCCAACCGGAGTTACAGCGACTGCCGGGACAACATCGATTACTGTTGCGTGGGCGGCTTCCTCTGGTGCGACAGGATACAATGTCTACAGGTCGACCACTAGCGGCAGTGGATACACTGGCTTAGGGACGAGGATTTCGACCTTGAGTTACGTTGACTCAACAGCCCTTGAGGGTGTGATGTATTATTACGTTGTCAAGGCTTCAAACTCTGGAGGAACCAGTGAGTATAGCTCAGAGGCAAGCACGAGGATCACGACGTCCTCTGCGACAAAGATTTTGGCAGGATTCCCCGGCGGCATCAGGAGATTGTAAGAGAAGAAAATGGCAGTTCAAGACGCAACAGCATTCCCGGTATACGGGCAAGCCTACCGGGAGGAGATCGCAGTTTACGATGCGACGACTGGCCAGCCTGTCACACTGAACCTGTCGACAAGCGGAATCACTATTTCTCTTGCGCTCGATGGAGTGTCAACCAGCCCAACCGGATTGATAACGACAAGTCTGAGTCAAATTACAGGTGTCCTGATTCTTGATTTGACTGCGGCTTGCATGACGGCAAACACGGTTACGATCTACGTTTCCTGCACAAATATCTCAAACAGCTTCTCCCCCGTGAAGACGATCAACCCACTTAAGCTTGGATCGACGGCAAGCAAACCTTGGTGGGAACAGGCTCCGCTATTGTTTGAGCAGATCGCTGTTCAGAACAACGCATTCCTATTCAACGCAAACCAGACCGTTGGTGGGGCTGTGACTGTCTTTAATAGGGATGGGACAACGCTTGCCACTGGAACTCTCCAAGCAGGTCAAACAGGGACTGTCAGGAGCCAACTGAGTTAAACCATGTCAGCCCCCTACGTAACTGCATTCCCCGTATATGCCAGCCCATTTCAATTTGAGGCTACGATATACGACATGCAGTCGGGGAACCCGGAGGCCGGGTTGGTTGTCAGTGTTCTTCCCGCTAACAACGTTGTCGTACAGATTTCCCTTGACAATGGGACACCGATAACACTTGCCCCGGTTGCTGAGTTTAAGCTGTCTGGCGTACCCGGGACCATCCTGATCACCTTGTCGGCGGCGCATATGACGGCGCATTCCATATTGGTCTCTGTGTCATCAACGATCACCAACACCTATAGTCCAATCATCAGTATTCGACCCCTTAATCTCCAATCGATTGCTCCGGTGTGGCAGAGCCAATCTCCAGAACTCTTTGAACAGATTGACGCTCAAGCCAATGGCTATATGTTCAACCAACAGATTGGCAATACTACTGGCCAAACTCAGACGGTCTATAATAGAGACGGGTCGATCTTGGCAACAGGAACACTTGTGCCAACTCAAACAGGAACTACGAGAGGTCAACTATCATGATTCTTCAGGGTGAACCACCAAATGCGATGGGCGGCAATCTTAGTTCTTTGGCGGCGGCAAGCTGTATTTGCTCAACCTTGATCTTCACCTACCTGCCAGATTCTGCAGTTTTCAATAGTGCGCTAGTGGTAAAGAATCGAGAAATCGGTGGTGGATACTGCCAGTTGACTGGTAAGTGGTACCCTCGATCTCAGTTGCAGTTGGATGGCTTAGGCCGGCTTGTTGGCTACGACAATGTTACGACTCAACCCCAAGTCTGGACGTGGTAAAGAATGGCACTGTTTACTGTTAATGATGTAATCACAAGGGCAACTCTTCACCTGTCCGACTTTCCCCCTGCGGTCGACGGATATTGCACAGGCGGGGTCTCGGGAACTACGTTAACCGTATCCGCTGTTGCCAGTGGGCTTCCGCAGGTTGGACAGACGTTGTCTGGGACTGGAATTACTGACGGCACCAAAATCCTTGCTCCGATCTCAGTCGCAGGCGACGGCACAGGCACCTACACGGTCAGTATAAGCCAAACTGTTTCTGGTGGCACTCAAATCACACTTGAGAATGCAACAGCTCTCCAGATCATCAACGACGTTCAGGCCGACATCCTTCGCGCCGTCCGACTTTATCCGGTAACAACCCGAACGGTCACGCTAATCTCGGGCCAGCAGTTCTACGCACTTGATCCAGACATCTACCGAATCTGGAGTTGCGTTTGGCAGAATAACGCCAACATCACAAGCCAGATCAAGATTTTTGAGACCAGCCGAGATGAGCTTGACTATCAGGCTCCAAACTGGCAGGCGCAAAGCCCAACGATTACCTACAAGTATTTCGAGGACGGCGGCAACATTGGCTTTGTTCCTCCTCCGCTGATCCCGACCACATCGGGATATCCAATCGTCAAGATTTATTGCACCACTGCCAGTCCATTACTCAGCAATGAGGACACACTGCCCCCGCAGGTTCCAACTCCCGATGCTTGGGTTTGGGGATGCTGTGCAAGGTGGGCTACAATGCAAAGGCGCGATGACGCCGCTGGCTTTGCTGATCTCGCCACCGGAGCGAAGGACGACCTCATCCGGTTTGTCAACGGACGGCTTGCACGTCAGAAGAGTCGAGTGATGCAGTCGTACCCAAGGGTACGCAACATATAGCGTAGACGGGGAGGGATTGAGCCGCCTAGCCAAACCCAAACCGTCTACACTGTAGATAAGGCAAAACCATGATCCCCCGACTGAAAAACGCTGGCACCAAGATGCAACCCGTGGAAATCGTTCCGATGTTCCAACCGACCAAGATGCAGGGGTTTCAGTCGTACCCTGAGCCATCGAGCCTGCCCCCACAGCTTTTCTCCTTGATCAACAACGGACGGCTTAGTAAGGGGGTCATTACGGTGCGAGATGGTGATCCAACTTCCACAAATTACATCGACAGCCTGACATCCAGCTATCACGTCCGAGGCGTTTATGAGTCGTTGTTCAATGGAGTGCAGACCATCTTTGTAGCGATTGGAGACGGCACATCCACACGTATCTATAAGTCGATTGACAATGGCGCGACTTGGTCCGAGATCACCACTACCACAGGCCCATTTGGGAGCACAAGGCTAACCGATACCAGCCCCGTCCCAGTTTTCTTTCAAGTGGTGAGTCAGAACGATATTTACGGCGACACTCATGATATGCTCGTTGTGCAGAACGGAAAGGCGACGGATTACCCAAGGATTTATGGCTACAACGAAACTGCGCCTGTAAGTTATCAGATGGCAATTGCCCAAGAGATACCCGCAGTCCCAAGCTCATCCAACCTTTACCAACAGGCCGCATTTGCAAACTTTTTTAATATCTTAGGGGATTCAATAACTTACTCCACAGGCCCAAGTGGAACAACTCCTACACTCTCCAACGTAACCGCAGGGTCTCCTGCGGTCTTGCAAAACATTGCGCTGAGTATCCCTGCAAGTTGCGGACAGAATACTTGGGCAAAGATGGTGTTCCCAGCATGGGTCGACTTCAGTAATGCGACACAGTTTGTGCTGATTACCGACCAACAGAACTCGGTTACGGTTCAGTCATACAATTCATCGTCCAACCAAATAACCTTAACAACAAGCCCACTTGTTGCGGGGGCGCTTGCTGGATCAACAATTTACGTTCAATCTGGCACTGGGCTAGGTCAAAGTTTACTGGTTGCCACAAACGGCACCAACACTATTACATTGAACTCAGCACCCGCCGTAGCCCCTGCTAACGGAACGGTCTTAGCTATTGCTCAAGACCCAAGTTTATTGCAAACCAAAATTTCATTTTCGCTGGTGGATTCAAGTGGCAAGGAGGCTGAATGTTATAACCCGGTCACGTCCGTAGGGAACCTTCTTTCGCTGGCTTATCCTTCAACGATATCGGACTCGGCGGCGCAAATAGCATTTCCTATGCCATCGACCTACCCTACCGGGTTTAACGTGGCTCAAATTCAGGGAGTCAAAATTTACTACCGAGCGGCATCGACGGCGGCAATCCCTACGACCATGCAAATTTACTTGATGGCCGCAGGGGGAAAGACGCAGGGAACTGCCGCATTTGGAGTGGCTTATCACAGTTCGTATTCCCATCAAACTGGACCCGGCACGATCATTACGGACCAACAACAGATGCCGCTGTCGTCGATGCTTGCTGGCGCTGGCTACGGGAAGCTAACCCTACTTGAAGATCCTCGGTTCTACTACGATTACGTTATCACTTGCCCTACTCCAACGCTTAATCAGGTTCAAAACAGTGGAGCAGATATCCTGCTTGTCTACCGGGAAGACACTGGACAGACTCAGTATTATTTGGCGACTTTTGGGAGCTTCGCATCTTACGGTGGATCTCCTGCGGCATGGGCCGTACCATATAGCACAGTTACGGTGGGGTTGCATTTTGGGACAAGCTTTGGCGATTGTGGCCTAACCGTCAACTTTGCACAGCCATTGCCATCAGGGGCGGCTTTGACGACCCCTATCGGTACAGCCATGGACTTTATTAATGGTCGATTCTTGATTTGCGGTGGTTCGACACTTTGGATCAGCGATTATCAGCAACCCTTCCTTTTTACGTTGGCACAACGGTTCCTTTCGCCCGGAGTACCTGATGAACTTTCTGGGACTACTCAAACAAGACCCGGCGAGACGTTCCAGCAGATCAGCGCATTGGGTGCGATCCCTGCGGCAAGTGGAGTATCGAACAGCCCACTCTCGGGGACTAGTACGGTCTACATCTGGACTGACAGCAACTTTTATCAGTTGCCGGGATTCTCCACGACGGGGTTGAACACCTTATCGTTTGTCGCCAGCCATGGAACCAATAGCCCTTACTCGGTGGCGAGGCTCAGGACGGCACTCTACTGGCTTGATAACCAGAATGAGATTTGCACCTTTTCGGCTGGTATGTCAATGCTTTACGGAATTAACATTCCTGATATGCAAACCCACGTTCTGTCGCTGTACCGAGTCGACGACCAGACTCTTGGCATCCCTCAGAATAGGCTTGCGTGGGTCAGTGGGGCAGTGAGGAACAACCGATACTACATGGCCTATAGCGCCCCCAGTGCCTCGACAAACCAACAGGCGTTAGTCTGGAGTGACCAGCAAGGATTCTGGGAGTCGATCGATACCTTTGGTGGGACAGTTGCCAACAGCCAGACAGAGTGTGCCTTTATGATGCCCTACGTCACAGGCACATCTGGGTCTGGCGCAGGATATCAGAAGCTATACTACTTCGGGACTGATGCATCGGGAGTCTACATGGCAGAGCATGAGGTTCCGGGCGACACCAGCAATGTCTCATTCAATGTGACATTCCGAGAACTGAACAGCGCCTTCACGAAGCTGATCGAGATGGACACAGTTCAGGTGGCCGCATCCTCGGCACACGGCGCATTCACACTTTACACATCTCGAGTGATCGACGGGCAGACATCAAACCCAAGCATTGGCATGATGACTTGGCCAGCGGGTGTTATTGCCACCAAGACGGACATGAAGGTTCCGGGTCTGCCCTACTACAAACAGGTCGGAGGGACGGGCAATAGAATCCTCCTTTCGATCTACAACACGTCTGGCATTCCGGGCGGCACAACAATCTTATCAGTGTCGGCTAAGACCAAGGCGCTGGAAGGAAGCTACCATCAATGATCACCCTGAAGCCTAACAAGAAACGCATAGCCAAGCGCAATAAGCTGATCCAACACGCCTCACTTGCACAACGAGATTGGCGTCGTGACCAGATACTGCATCTGTACATGACTCAGAAAAGGCCAAAGTTGAAGACTAAGTTATTCTGAGATGGTCTATCATATAGAGTAACTGCACTCGGACTTAGGCGACCGGAGTTGCACTCAAAGGATGTGACCTATGGTGCCGGGAGCCTTTTCGTACAAACAAAACAATCAACCCGTAGCTCAAACCCCTAGCTATCCAACAGGAAGTCTTGGCGCTACAGGCGTTGCGGCATTTAGACCAGCGACGGCGGCAACTCAGGGGATGAACACTCCGACCCCTACAGCTTCAAGCGCATCGAACCCATACGCTGTCAAACCTGCGGCTCAATCTGCGGTGCAGGGCATTTTAGCTAACACTGGATCAACTCCTCCGTCGGTTCAGATGAAGCCAGCCAGTAACCAAGTTCAAGGCAATCAGGGATACACTAACAACGGTCAGATTGCTCCGATGTCCGCGCAATCTGCCAATAATCCGTCTTACTACCAGAACAACCCGTTGCAATATGGATCTTGGTCTGGCAATCCGCTGTTCTCCGAAATTGGATCGATCGGTCGATACCTTGGTCCCCTTGCTGGCCAGCAAGCGCAATTTGCTGGCCAGATGGAGCCGCTACGACAGCAGGCCATCCAGAACTACTTGAACATGATGTCCCCCGCATCTCAGCAGGCGCAAATTAACACCTACGGCAATCAAGCGGCGCAGAATGCAAACGTGGGGGCAATGCAGTCTAATGCCATGCAGAAGGCCATGGGCCTTGGCACAGGCTATCAGGCTGGAAATATTGCGGCGGCAGGACAATCGGCGGCTAACGCTCGAAACCAGTACGCACAGCAAGTGGCTTCTCCGCAGTATCAGCAACAGTTACTTCAGGGAATGCTTGGTGCAATTGGGCAAGGACAGCAAATGCCAATGATTCAAGAACTGCTGGGCATGAATTCTGGCCTCATGAATCAAGAGCAGTTGAATAATGCAAGTGCTGGCTCCGGTGTCCTTGGCGGCTTGGCTGGTATTGCCGGGGCTTACCTTGGAGCAGGTGCGCCGGGGCTTTTAAAAGCAAGTAGCGGTGGTGGTAGAGTTATCTCCCAACCCATCGCTTATGACCCGTCACAGGCAACCGGACAATGGACAGACGTGCCAGCAGGCAACGGCTTAACACCAGACCAAGCTTATGAGTTTTCACAATATTAAATAGAACAGCAATGGTAAATCCCAATCTCATTCAATCGCTGGTTGACCAGGCGGCTACTCAGACAGCAAATAACGGAGGCGTGGCCCAAGATGCAGGAACCACCCAAACAAGAACTGCGGCATTGAGTGCCGCCGGGATTACTACGCCTCAAGATCAAACAAAGTCTGCTGGCCCATTCCCGCAGTCGACCTACTACGGCACATCAAAGCCATTGCATCCGCTACTGATGCCCTATGCGGCCAATATCCACCCTGAGGCGCTGGAGCATATGAACAACGTGTTGTACGGCGATCATGAGCCTGACCATACGTTCTTGAACCAGTACCACCCAAATTCCCAGACGCTTGATCTTAACGAGGGAACGCCTGTTCCGGGGCTAAACGCAAGTACAGGGGAGATGACTCCATTTTCGCAAACGCCTGCGCCAAGTCAAACCGGGGCTATTGAAAACAAAGTCAAAGGAAACTTAGTTAAGGCTCTCGAGACGGCAGGGGCTGTAAGTGGGGCTAAGCCAGATAAAAATTTTCAACCTTTACAATTGACAGAAGATGACCTTAAAAAAGCAGGGCTAAGCATTACTAACCAATACACTCCCGCGAACTCAATTTACGCATCAACAGATGTTTCCGATTTGGGCGCTGGCGTGCAAATAGATCCATTGACCGGGTTGCCTACTAACACAAGAAACCCAATTTGGGGCAAAGTGAACGAGTTAGAGCGCAGATTAAAATCATTGCAAGAGCCTGTTGTTAATCCAGAACTGGAAAAGAAAATGATTGAGGCTGAAGGGCAAGCAGGTAACTTGAGCGCAAGGCAACAACAAGCTTATGCTGACTGGCTTGCCGCACATCCTGCCCCTTCTCCGCATCGGATGACCGGGCTAGAAGCATTGGCTGGTGGCTTACTTAGTCTTGGAGATCGTTCTGGAGCCGCCGCACATAACTTCCTCCAGAACTACAACGCTCAGAACGAGCAACAGTATCAAAACGCAATGGGCCAATATCAGGCTCAGGCTAACCAACTTACTCAGCAACAAAAAGCCGAACTTGCGGCAACCCAAGCAGGCGCTACAAACGCAGAAACAGCATACAAGCTCGGAATGCTACCAGTCAATGCGGAAATTACTAAGCAAAAAAATCTTGCAACCGAGTACACCAAGCTTGTTGACGAGGCTCGTAAAGCGGACGCAGATATTATGTCTACTGCGATTAAATCCGCTTCAAACGCAAATGTTGCCCAAAAGAATTATATGGGGGTCTTGACCAGCCCTAACACAACCCCAGAAAATAAAAGTCTTGCGTTAGCATGGCTAAGAGAAAACGTCCCAACTTTCACTAATTTAACAGACGATGGAATTGTACGAATTGCAAATGCACAGTCGTCAAAAAACGTTTTAGACTACCAAAAAGCGCAACAAGCATTTGAAGTTGGGCGGCTGGCCGGAACAAAAGCTGATAATTGGGCAAGCCAGTTGTCCGCAGATGAGGCAGACAAACTATCTAGGGCGTACAGCAGTCTTAAAATGGCGGGGAAAACTGATGCCGATATGCAAACGGTTCTCGCGGCTTTGCCTTACGTTGCAAAGGAAAAACAAGCTGAAATTGCGGAAAAGGAAGGGCAAGCGGCTTTAGCTAACGCGAACGCAAGAAAAGCGGCAAACGAAATTAATAGGCAAGACCCACAAACAATTACAAACGAATTGAAACAATTCCAGCAAACCGTAGACATTCAAGAAAGTTTAATTAACACATATAATTCCCAATTACAAACATATAAAAACCCAAAAACGGGTTACCCTACTGAGGGCGACCCTCAATATGATGGATTTGCTCTTATCCAATCGAGACGGGACAGGGCGATGGCAGACCTTAGGAAAATTCAAAAAGGTCAAGGAGCAACTGTTCGGTCACTTTCTGACCAACCCGCTTCAGTCCCGCCGCAAAGGAATGGTGCCGCCGTGTCCCAGAACGCGAAGGGGGCGACGGAATCTAGCGGTGGGCAATTTAGCTGGATGATGCCCAAAAAATCAACCGTTATTAATTCCCAAACATACAATCGAATTTATGCCCTTACACAAAAAGCGATCCAAGGGGCAAGAAGCCAATCCGAAGCCGCTGAGATGTTGTCGAAATATTACGGCACGATAACAAAGGAAGGGCAATAATGGCAAATTTAGACCCCTCCCAAAATAACAACTCACCTATAGATTTCAGTGATATTGTTGCCAAATACAACAAAACACAACCGCAATCGAGCAATGGCGTACAGCCACCAGCGGGTGGCAACTCCACCTCAAATAACAACCCACCTATAGATTTCAGTGATATTGTTGCCAAATACAACAATCAAGCCCCGCAACAGCCGCAAAGCGGGTCGCAAGCCATCAGCGGGTTTGCTCCACCTCCGGGGATGCCTCCTTTACGGGGGCTACTTGGCACACCTAATCCCGATGACGGCGACGTAACAATTGTTCCAGACAGCACGCCCTTCCAATCTCCAAAGGCAGGTAAACGCAAACAACAATCAGCGCCTGCGTTTTCGATGACGCCATCTACGGGAAGCACTCGGTCTGACCTTATTGCTAGAGCCGTAGCCTTGCACAACAATCCCGTTTTAGGGCAAAGTGATCCACAGCACCTTAAGGCGTTAACGGACGTCCTGTCTTATCTTGCGGCGGCCCCGGCCACTGGATTCTTTGGTAAGTTCCCAGTAAGCGTGACTCAACCACCTGCCCCAACCATCCCAAGAGCGCCCGGCCTTGGTGGCGCATTGCTGGGATATCAAGCTCAGATCACGCCTCCACAGGGAGGCTACAACCAAGCGATGGCTGGACTGAACCTTGGGCATCAGTCAGCACCAATGCAGGCCGGGGTTGGCTTGCTTCTTCCGTCATGGGCGACACAGCAACCTGTAAACCCGTCGGTAATAAGTCAAGCGGCCACGGGATTGGATCTTGGGCATCAGGGAGCAATTGAAGACCAGCCTATCTCAACAACGGCTCCAAACTGGCATCCGGGTCGGGGAATGATGTTTGGCGAAGGACAGGGTTACAACTTACCGGAAGGGTACAACCCTGCAACGCCGATCAGTAACGTAGCTCAAGCCCTTGAACAGCACGGGGCAGACTTCCTTGCGTCGGCAATCAAGCATGGCGGTGGTCATGGCTTTGAAGAGCCGATGTCATACGCAAAGCAATTTGACCCAGAAACACAACTTGGATCTCGAGACATTCAAATGGCAGGCCAGTTTGGGCGTAGCATCAATACAGCGCACAAACTGGTAGCTCAAAATATCGATACAAGCAATCCAATCGGAAAGACAACTGCTACAATTGCTCACGGATTGATCGAAGCTGTTAACCAAACTCCAGCCGTCTTGGACCCTATCCAGCGTGTGGCATTCCCTCTGCAAATTCTGTCCAACATTCCTGAATCTGTGCAGTACGTTGGCAACGCGATGAACGACCTTGCAAGTGGAGATCCGCAGAAGATGGGCGTTGCGGCAATTCAGGTTGCTGGATTACTCATGTTGGCTCGCCATGGCCTTCATGCCGGTTCCGATATAGCAATCGACTCTGCGCTTAAGTCAAGAGGGTTGACCCCTGAACAAATCGATGGGGCTAAAACCATACTCGGGGAAGCCAACGACTACGCAAAGCAACACGGGATGGTTGTTGATGCGTCGGGGCAAGTTGTACCTGTCACCGCTCCGACTGGAAGGGTTGCCCAACTTATTGGCAATATTCGATCTAAATACAGCCCATTGTTTAGATTTAACCAGTTGTCGGGAATTGGGGATCGCCTTGGTGAAGCAACCGAACCTACGCAATCTTCCAATCAAGCCCCCGTTGAGGCGGGAACGGCTGAGTCCCCGCTCGGGCCGCAATCAGCTCCAGTTACCCAGCCCACAACCCCCGCCGAGACGGGAACGGCTGAGTCCCCGCTCGGGCCGCAATCAGCTCCAGTACAGGGCTTCCAAACTGATACTGCTGGGTTCCTTGCTCACAATACTTGGCAATCGGAAGCGCAACGGCTTCTTGATCAGATGCCACAGCTTAGGCAGGAGGCCAACGCTAGAGGCGAAGGGCGCACAACGTCCAGTCAACTTCGCAAGATGGAACAAGACTTGCGCCGTGGCCTTGCCACGGGCGTTGCTCCAGATTGGCTTCTCGATCAACTTAGCGATGAGTATCGAAACACCCCGCAGATTACTCAGCACTCCTTGACAATCACCCCATCGTCTCCGATCGAAGGGGCAAGCCCAAGTGTCACCTTTGCCCATGAAAACTGGAGTACGCTTGGCCAAGCTTTAGTCGAACACGCCGAAAGAACTGGAGATCCAAATCTTGGATTTATCCGGTCTCAGGCTGAAATATCCGCACGTCAGGGAAGACCCACCCCAGAACTAATTACAGCCATAGCAGACTGGCACGCTGATCTCAACCCAACGCCTGAGCATCTCGCGGCAATCATCTCATCGATGAACCCAGATGAATTGGCAAAGATGCAACGCAACATCGGAGTAAACAATGGAACCGAACTCAACGCCGCTATTCAACACAACACAACCCAAAGCGCAACAACAAGTGAAGCAGGGACAGGCGAGCCATCTCCAGAAGGTGGCAAAACAAATGCAGTCGCAGGGGCGAATGCCAAACCTGCGCCAAATGATCAGGGCGGCGAGGCGCTCAATGGGGAACCGACCGCTGTCACCACAGGCGCTGGGGATGCCACCAAGCCCAGACCAGTTATCCCCGCTCCCGAGTCCACCACAGGGGCAACTACCGAACCAACTGCCACCCCTGCCGCAAATCCAGCCAGTGCCAATGAGCCAACTGGTGGGGCCACAGCAATTGCAACAAGGCCGACCACCGAGGCAGTAACAGAGCATGAAGGGCAGACTGATTATATTACAGGCGCTCGAAAGTCAGTTACCAGCGCAGAAAGGGCCGCAAGGGGCTTAAGCCCGGTTAGTATGCAGGAATACTCGATGCCACAGCACGAGTACGAACCAGCACGTCAGGCGATTATGAAGGGCGAGATCCACCCAACCGAGCTTGCCGAGGAGGTTGCAAATAAGCCACGTAACCTTACGCATCTTGAACTTAATGCGCTGGTCTACCATCGAGCTACATTGATTGAGGAGTACAACGCAAACGTAAGGGCGACGGCTGAACATAGCGATCCCAATACAATTGCCGAGCTAAAGGCCCGAAATGAACTATTGTCTCATCAACTTGACATAAATGAACAAGCTTTAACCCGCAGTGGTCGAGTCACCTCTGCCGCCCTTAATGCTCGGAAGTTAATGATTAAGCCAGACTACAGCCCAGCCGTAGTCAATGGGCTTGCGGCTCAGGCCAAAGGTCAGCCTCTGACTCCAGAAGAAAGAGCCAAGGCCGACAAGGTGGGGCAAGAGAATGTTGAGGCCAAGCAGAAGTTGCAGGATGCAAAGGCCAAGCAAGATGAGGTTAAAGCGCAACGAGTAGCTAAGAAGGCCGAATCGTTGCCGATCGACGTTAACCGGGATACGATTGAGCAACTAAAAGCCGAGTTGCGAAAGAACGCTGAGGAGTTCAGAAAGAAGGGCGGGAACCCAAGAGGGCCAGAGGCTGGTCAGGCGCTTCTTGGCCCAGAATTCCTTGAGTACGCTGGCAAGCAGACGTCTATCTTGGGGCAAATTGTCAAGGAGTACGTCAAGGCTGGCATCGGAACCGTTGACAGACTTTTGCGCGAACTTACAAAGGAAGGAATTACTGAACTTGTTGGGAGGCCAGTCGACAAGGCAACAGTTAAAAGACTGTTGGCATCTGACGCAAAATTTACCGTCTTTGATAAAGGCGCATTGCGCTACAAACCATCTGTCTTAGGTGAGTTTGAGGATCTACTTCCTCAACAACAACAGGATATTGAATCACTTAAGGCATACGGCAAAGCGGCATTAGCAAAGGTATTAACCCAAGACTCCAAACTTCCCTTAGAAAACCAAAAAGTTGCCCCCGCATTAAAGCGGGTTGTGGGCGACATCCTAGCGCAAGGTCAGGTAGGGGATACTCGGTTGGTCGAAACAGAGCTAGACAAACTTGACATTAATCTTGATCGCTCAGACTTAAAGCAATTCTTAAAGGGCCAAGGCTCAACAGTTGGCGCTTTGGGGAACATTTACAAACGGCCTCTTGGGGAAGCCTCGCTTACTATGTTCGCCGGGGAGAGGCTTGCTGGCTTCAATGAGCTATGGAAACGTGCATTGGATGCTCACAGTAATGGGGACACGGCCACATTTGACACCATTGCTCGGCACATCACAGATCGCACTCAAGCGTTTATGGATCACGTCTTTGCGGGGACAGGTATTGAGGCCAAGGTTAGCCATGGGTTTGGTACCTTCCAAGGAGACTTTGAACCAAGTATCCGCGCCGAAATTCATATTCCGGGTTCTATGTCTAACGCGGAGGCCATGCAAATTGTCGAAGCAAGACTTGCCCACATTGGCCAATCAACTTCGCAAAAGAACATTTATATGCGAACCGATGTTCACCCAGATACTCCAATTGGGGATACAGGGGAGCATGGGGTCACGATTGAGCCGCAATATGAAATTGAACTTACAAGGCCAGTAACAAACGAAGAGTATAATCAGGCTGTAGAACAATCAGGCTTGCAAGCGGGATCGTTGACCAACGACCGCAAGTCTATACTTGTTCATGGGCTAGGAGAAACAGATGCAACAAAAGACGAATTCGCAAGAAAAGTTAGAACCCTCATCAAAGCCTTGCACGATCAGGGACTTCATGGACGCACTACAGCAGGAACTATTGAACTCAGGAATCTCGGCTCTAGTGACGCTGAAGTCGGGGGGTTCGGGAACCCAAGAAACCCAGAAGCCTTCAGGAGCTACAAGGACATTATCAGTGGAGCTTCACCCGAGCAGAAATTCTCAGGAAGCGCACTCAACGGACCAAGAGACAACGTCTGGATCCGAAAAGACATTAATGCCACTTTCAGGCGCTTTATCTCCTCAGTCAAGGGGCTAGCTGACGACTCAGTGGGGACTGACTCAGTCCCCGACAACATTAGCTACAAGCGAACACCGAAGGGTACTGAACAGCAGTACAACGTGGCAGATCACTTTGATGCAATGCCGCAGGATGACACTCATCCTTACGTCAAAAAGGCTTATAAAGAGCTTGTCGACGAACTTGATCAGCAGTGGCGTAGCCTAAACCTTCGCGTCGAGTTTATGCCCAAAGGGGAGGACGGCAATATGTCCGACTACTATGGCACTGACTCAAAAAAAGTCTTTCAAGACATCCGAGATAACAACCATCTCTACATCTTCCCCACAGAGGAAGGCTATGGCGAAGAAGGGCAAGGCGAAAGCAAGAACCCACTTCTTGAGCAAAGCCCATACAAAACCGCTGACGGCAAGCCTATGCTTTGGAATGACGTCCTCCGTGCCGTACATGACGCCATTGCTCATGGCGCATACGGAGCTTCCTTTGGCCCCAACGGAGAAGAGTTAGCTTTTGTTACTCATGCGCTGGTTACAAAAAGCCCTTGGGCTATTTGGGCGTTGGCTACAGAAACAAGAGGACAGAACTCTTGGGTTAACTTTGGGCCGCAGGTGCGGGATGCCAGTGGCAAGTTACTCCCCGAGGGAGAAAGGCCAGCAAAAGCTGACCTAAAATATGCTGATCAGAAGAGTGGCTTGCTTCCGGTTGATGACCTGAAAACTGGCATCCCTGAAATCGACAACAAGATCAAGACTCTTCCAACTGATTACAACTCCGCGACAGGAGACAAACCCGCGACAAATGTTGAGCCTGATGGGTTTAAGTCAGTAGCCGATTCAAAGACTCCCGCCGGGTCATTGGATGCTTCGGAACGTGTTAAGCAAAAGGCAACCCCTCGTGTGGCGACCAAGGAAGACCTTGAGCCACATCTTAGGCAGGGCAAAACTCCGGTTAACATCCACATGGCAGACCGCACAATGGTTGGTACTTATGTGGATCCAAAGACCGGGGCCACTGCTGAACTACACGGGGGATCAGATTATCCACTGCAACCAGACAAGCTTGGCAAGGTTGCATGGGCAGTAGAAAAGCCGGGATTCCGACTTGCGACTCACGACAACCCCGGCCTTGTTATCATGTACGCCGGGGGGAAGGACACTCACCTCGGAGGGCAGGGCTACGATGTAGCGGCGGCAATTATCAAGAAAGCTGTTGAGCTAAACAAAATTACGGAGCAGGAGGCTGTTGACCAGTACAACAAAGCTATTTCTGCCACAGACGCCGCCAGAAGCGCCAAATTACCAAAAGCAGAAACCTTGGATGATGTCTTGAATGGGCTTGCAAACTACAAGTCGACATCATTCCAGTCAAGAACTGCAACGATGAAGAGCCTGTTCCATAAAGATTGGACTAAGGCAAAAGGGCTATCAAACTGGGAAGAAATACGCGATGGGATGGAAGACCCCCGAGCGAAGAAATATGCTCCCGGCGACATCCTAACGCTACTTCATGTCGATCCAGATGCAGAGTCTACCAGTGCGGAAGAGGCAGGTGTTGAGAAGCACCCCGTTTACTCTTACGTTATTAAGGGGACATCTCTTGGCCATGTTCCTGAAGGGCATTCTATCGTTACGCTTGTTCCTGAACATTTTGCAACCAAGACCTACAGCAGAGGAGGCAAGTCCTTGGGTGGCCGTAGCAACTACGCTATGGTGGATACCGATCGCCTAAGCCAAGTCGTAGAGCCGAACCCTGACATTGCGGGAGAAAGGGCAAGAATTGCCGAAAATGAAAAGCTTAACCAGCAAAAGGAACGTGCCGAAAAGAATGCTCCAGAAGTCCCAGTAGAGCCACCTAAGATTAAATCTTTGGTTGCTGATTTTCTCAGCGAAGTTAAGCAACACTACGAAGACATTGGGCGAAACCAAAGCGCCCCAAGGATTAAACGTGAGGGTGGACATGCCTCCATTTTCAACGACATGGCAATCCTTGGCGCAAAGACTGCATATTCGCTCGGGAAACTTGTCGTAGGGGTTGCCAAGCTTGGATTCAACAGCTTAGATGAATTGCTGACCAACGTAAATGAAGAGCTAAAGGATCATGACATCCAGATCACAAAGAGGCTCTTGACGCAGGTATTGAACGAGCATGGGCCAAACGTTCTAGCTGAGCATACAAATGACCTCCGCAAGAAGGCTATCTTGGAGGCCGCAAAGAACGCAAAGTTTGGCGACACACTAAGCGCCATTGCTGACCAAGTCCGACAGCAACATCCAGACACGACGATCGATCATGTTGTAGATGCCTTGGCCCCCAAACCGGGAGAGCCAAACCCTCCAACAGAAACGCAGAAAGCCCAAACTGATCTGAGGAAGCAAGCGGCAATCCAGCGCAGAATAAACGACTTTCAGAACGGGGTTAAGCCAACTAAAACACCAGCCCCAGAAGCAAGCCCTGCTCTGCAAGCCATTCGGGAACAGGAAGCCGTGGTGAAGGGTGGAGTCAAGCGGGCAACCTTGCAGTCAGCGAAGGCAGGGAAGTTTAACGTTGATGAAATTCTTGCCGATGTCCAAAAGGACTTCCCTGACGCCACTCGATCAGATGTGATGTCGGCGCTTAAGGATAAAGCCAAGGATACAAAGGCGCTGACGCCAGAGCAATTGAATATCAACAAGGCAAAGAAGATTGCTACCCTTACGGGCAAAACCGAGGAGATCAATGAAGCGGTGGCCAACCAGACTTACACTAAGCCTGAAGCCAAGGCAAAAGAAGAAAAGGCAGTTGATGCTGACGTTGCAAAAGCTGAGTTTGAATACAAGCAAGCTCAAGATCGTGCAAATCGATTCATCAAGAGCCAAGAGATCACGCCCAAAGCAACTGCGGTTCGTCAAAAACTAAGAGCGATGATGGTCAGTAGCTTTGGCATTCCCCTTAAAGTTGGTACTTCGTTCTTGATGAAGTCTGCCGCCGATACCGTTGGCGCATTGCCAGCCAAAGCCTACGACAATCTTTTCAAACAGGTAACCGGGGTTCAGGGCGTTGACATCTCAAGTTTGAGTCACGTCAAGGCAGGGCTTGAGAACGCAAAAACCAAATTTAGTATTAACCGACTTATCAATATCCTGAAAGGAGAAGAATCCCCATCAGCGGACGTCGAGACAAGTTTCCATCGCATCAACTCAGGTAAAGGCAAGTTAACTAAAGCAACCGATGTAGCGGCAAACGCCATTTTTGGAACCCACAGCGCCCTGTACTCTCCACTGCTGGATTACGGCCAAGGAAAAGCGGCCTCGGAGCTATCTAGCTTGTACGCAAAGAACTTCCCCGGTCAGCAACTGGCCCCCGAACAGGTACGAGCAAATATGCCAGAAGAGTTGGCAAAAAAGGCAAAAACTGAGGGGCAAGAAGGCATATTGATGAACCCAAACGTGCTGGCAAACGCTTGGATGAATGAGCGACCCTTGAACAGCACAGCGATGGGACAAATCGCTGGAATTGGATCCACCTTGTTGTTGCCTACCCCCGGTGTTTCGTTCAACTCATTTGGACGATTCTTAGAGCATACTCCGCTTGGGTTTGGCAAAACTGCAATTGAACAGGCCGGGGCAATCAAAAACGCAAAGCTTGCAAGGACGCTGGCGGCATCCGGTGACATGGAAGGAGCAAATGCCGCGAGACTCCAAGCAATGTTCAAACAAAGGGAGGCGTCTAAGACTTTTGGCAGAGCCGCTGTGGGGACCGTAGGGTTGGTCACACTGGGCTATGTGCTTGCCAAGAACGGATACCTCAGTGGCCTTTATAATAAAGACACCAACGAATCAGCCCCAACACATGGGGTTATTCACGTTGGCCCCATTGATTGGAATATCGAAGAAAGCCCCGTAGGGAAGGTGATGGCACTTGGTGCGCTGTGGGCAGAGGCTGAAAAGAATGCGCCTAGCGATCCAGAGCAGTGGCTAATGAACGTGCTGACTGCCAATGCCAAACACTGGGCAAGTGAACTTACGCTCAACGCGATAGCAGAGGCATTCCCGTTGACCAGTCCAGCGCGAACAATCAACAACCTAAGAACCCCCGGCGGCAGAGAGAAGGATCTAGAGCAGTTTGGCTCTGAAGCTATCCCCGGTGCGGTTAAGTCTATCGCCAAGGGGTTGGATTACGGCAACGAAAGGCAAGCCAACACATTGCCTGAAAAGTTGCAGTCAGGAATTCCAATCTTGAGAAATCAACTGCCGCTGAAACCCAAAACAGGACAGTAACCTCCTAACGCAATAAAATCCCCCCCCCCCGAGTCGCCAACCTCCATGTATAATGCAGAGTAGGCGGCTCAAAGAGGATATTACCGATGAAGAAAGTTGAGCCAGCTAAGGGAAAGAAATCCCCTATCCTACCGAAAGGTTTTGAGCAATCCAAGTACGACAACGATAAGGGCGTCAAGGAAGGCTCAGCCGCTGACATGAAGCGAGATGTCAAGGAGGCAAAGCAGATGAAGAAAGACATGGCCCCCAAGGGCAAACCCAAGGGATTGGAAGTCAAGATCGAGGCCAAGCCGATGTCTAAGGACGATATGGCCAAGCGAGAGAAGCAGATCCGCGAATCCGTTGGCTCTCCTCGTTCCGACATCATGCCGATGAAGAGGAAGTATTAAGATGGCCGCCAAGAAGAAAGACGGCGGCAATTGGATTGCCAAGGCCACCGAGAACAAGGGTGGGCTTCATCGTGCGCTCGGCGTCCCCGAGGGGAAGAATATCCCCAAGTCGAAGGTCGCCAAGGCCGCATCCAAGCCCGGAAAGGTTGGTAAGGAAGCACGTCTAGCCGAGACCCTGAGCAAGCTTCGCAAGAAGTAGGCCATCCATAATACTCTCGCTGAACAAGCGATTAGGCCGCCCTAAGTTACGGGGCGGCCTCCCAAGATTGAAACCAGAAGTTAAGGAAACCCAATGAGCCATCCAATGAATACTTTGTGGGAGTTCACGATTACGATCGCGTCCTCTTCGACTCCGAACTTGATCTTCGATGGATCGTCGGGCATTCGGGCTATGCCGCCCATGCAACTTAGCGGGTTGAGGATCACCAATACCAACCAAGCGGGGACGGTTTACCTTGGCACCAATGATAGCTTCAGTGGCGCTCCGGGTCTTACGACGACCAACTTCTGGAAGCAACTCGGCCCCCGAGAGGCTCTCCTTAATAACGACGTTTTGATGGGGCGAGGCCAAATTCAGCACCTTGCGATCATCTCCGACGGAACATCCTGCACTGTCAGGGTTGAGGTGTTACAGTAATGCCAGAAAACGGTGTTTATAATTCAGCTACACAAACCTTTGTTTCGGGATCTGAGGTTCCACTCCAGACTGATGTTAACGGGAACCTCAAGGTTTCCCTCACTGGTAGCTCAGGTACAAGTAACGTTTCCATCGTCAGCCCTGTCGATGGATCGGGCTATGTAAATGTCGACGTTCAAACTTCGGCACTGCCAACAGGGGCGGCTACGTCGGCAAATCAGACCAACGGCACACAGCAGGCAAAGATTGCTGACGGAACGAATGTTGCTGGCCCGTTACTTATAGGTGACGTTAACTCTCTTCCTATAAGCCAAAATGCAAAAGAGTCTACATACACTTTGACGGGAAGTCCAAACGCCGGGGTAGTAATTGGACCCGGAACATCTGGCTCAATGACGTCAATTGATACACTGGGATATACCAGTGTATCAATCCAAGTTATTACGTTTGGGACGGGAGTCACTTCTCTTAGCTATCAAGAGTCAGGCAATAATTCCGCATTCGTTACTCAGGGGGTTTACCCATGGTCTGGGACGGGCAGTGCTGGAACCATCGCTGGAACTATTAACTCGACTACAACTATTTACACGACGGACCTCCGCAGTAGATATATCCAATTAATTACAGGGCAGAATCAAACAGGAGGACAAACGCAGGTTGTTGTAACGCTTCGTACCTCATCCATGGCTCGGGGTTCGGTGATGACGATCGCTGGATTAGTGGCCGTCCTTGCCAATGCCGCCTCGACTGGCACCGCCCTTGCGTCAGCCGCCCGAACCGCAACCACGACATCAGCCGCGATTACGAACAACAACTTCACGAAACTTCGTGTTTACATCAACGTGACCGCCGCATCTGGAACGGGAGGCCTTCAGCTTCAATTGCTTGCAAAGGATCCGGTAACTGCCGCTTACAATGCCATGCACTCAGCCCAGCCAGCGGCCCCGATTACGGCAATCGGAGAGTATTACTTCGATTACACCCCGGCCGCGGTAGCCGCAATCGGAGGAGCTTCAGCGGCCTTCAGTATCTTCCCGCCGTCATCCCTCGAGACAAAGATTGTGCATGGAGATGCCTCGAGCTACACGTACTCAGTCGGATACGAGTTAATCAACTAAGGAGAACGAAATGGCTAACCCAATCTTTCAGGACAATGATGAAGCAGGGAATATCCGTCGTCAATTGGAGCTGGTTGCGACCAACGACACCACAGTAACGGTTAATGTGACCTATCCTGATCACCCTGACTATCCTGCTGAAGTGCAAACACCTACAATCGCCGCATGGAACGCAATCAAGGCGATAGCCGCTCAGATTCAGTGACCCTCATGAAGAAATTTGCATCTCTCTTAATCGGCACTCTCGCTTGCATTTCGCTCTTGGGGACATCGTCGCCAAAACAAGTTGTTAATGTAAGGACAATTGAATACTACACTTCAGCCATTATGGATTCCGCGACAGTGCAGTCAAATACTCAAAGCACTTGGCAAATTGCCCCAAACTTAACAGATATTGGCGGTGGTATTTGGGTTGACGGTAAACTTGTTGACCTGCCTCAGTAATAAAAGGAGAAATCATGCAAACCAAAGCAACCCTTACAGTCACTTCCCCTGAATTCCTCAACCCACTGGTTGTCGATATCCAAGAGAGCTTTTCAATCCCATTTGGTGCTGATCTAGTCATCACCGCTGATTCTCCAACTGGAACGGACGTCGAGAACATTACGGCAAGCCTCAAGGTCGCAGGGATCGAGATCGTGAACAACAAGCTCATCGAGCAGTTTAAGATCGATCTTCCAACTCTCGTTGGTCACTTCATCTCCCAGATCATTGTCGGAGTTGACGCCAAGATTGTTCTTGAGATCAAGAGCTAATTCGTAGCCATACGATAAAAGCCCCTGCGACTGCCTTAGAACAGCTACAGGGGCTTCTTTGTGTCTGAAGAGGCTAATTGATCAGGAGTGTCCCAGATTCAGTTCTAGGTGCCGATTCGCATAGCCTGACAACTTCCTTTAACTCTTCGATGGTCATGTCGGCAAGCTTGATCTTGTGGCTCCTTATCCCAAGTTCTTTGGCCAGCCATCGGTAGGCTTTGCGCCTCGCGGCATTTGACTCCAGTTCTTCTCCTGTTTGCCATAGGCTGTTGAAGAGTGCAAACGCTCGTCTCTTCAGCTTGCGTCGTTCGTTGATCATGTCTACTTTTCTCCTGCGATAAAGCATGGCCGTCCAGTGGCTTCCTCAACTCTGCGCTTAAAGTTGTCAGCGTTTGAGTTGCCATCGGAAAGATGAAGGAGATGGACCTCCTCCGTCTTGGATAGGTCGTTGCTCGATAGGATCTTGAGTGCGGTGTTGATCGACATATGGGAATCGAAGACACGCTTGGCGACGATCGGGTCGAGTTTATGATTTGCAATGTTCCGCTTGACTATTTCTGGGTCATAGTTTGCTTCAATGGCAAAGATGGTGATCCCCTCGATGCCCGAATAGTCAAAGTAGACGGCGTCCGTCAGGTAGAGAAGTCTGCCACCGTTGTTGCTGTCGATGACGAAGCCCATGGTCCCGCTGACGTTGCGATCATGCCTGACCTCAAACGGCATCACTTTGAATGGCCCAACCTGAACTTGCTCCTCATGATTCAAAAGTCTCACTCGGTGGTGGCCCATGACTTGAAGAGTCCTTGCGGTCTCCTCGCTCGCGTAGCATTCAACCCCAGAATCCATGAGCCTCTTGGCTGACTTGCCGTGGTCGCCGTGAGCATGGCTGATCAGACAACCAGCAAGCTTTGTCAGTCTAAACCCGGAAGCGATCTGCATTTCCTTGATGCTGACTCCAGCCTCGATTGCGAGGAACTCCTCACCGTTGGTGACGGTGTAGAAGTTCCCCTTAGATCCCGAGTGATGGGGGTCGAATCTCAGCATCAGAAGTCCTCTTCCTCCTGAGTCTGCTCGATAACCTCTCCAGTTTCCTGATCGGCAGTCGACGTCTGCTCCTCTGGCTCCTGAGTTGGAGGATCCAGCGCAAGCTGTTTCTTCCCAGCGTTCTGATTGATCTCCTCGACCACGTCTGCTTCGATAGCCTCGACGTCAGCGTGTTCCAGCGCAACCAAGCTTGCGGCATTGACCTTTGCAGGGTCGAGGGGGATGGTCGACGCGACTCGGAGGACGACGGTCTTGTACATCATCTCCTGTCGGAACTTCTCGTCGTACTCGGTGCCAGCCTTCTTCCCGTTCTGGTAGACCGTCTGCTCACCACCCCAGAACTCGACACCCTTGGATGCCTTCATCGCCTTCTCAAACTCCCGATACTGCACGATCACAACCCGGTTCTTCTTGGGATCGGCATACTGAATGTAGCCAAAACCTCCGATGACGGCTCCGGGTTTGAATGGGTTAGTCTGCTTGTAGCTGTACCACTCGATGCCATCGTCGTTCGTACCGTAGTCAAACTGATCCGTCTCAAAGACAAGCTTGTAGATGACCTTGAGTGGCTCCTCTGAGGCAAACTTGCGGCGACAGTGATCGACACCCATGTAGCCGATTCGGATATCGAGGTCGTACTTCTGGGTCCGCTTGTTCAGGTAGGGGATGACGTGCAGGTGGTTGGCGATTGCGGCGTCCAAGTGCAGGCTAACACGGTTGACAGCATCCAAGGCCAACTTCTCCATGTTGGCGTTTGCCCATGTGATGGCTGGGTTGCCCTTAGTGTAGTCGTTCCCTGCCCGTTTGATCTCGGCGGCTTGCAGTGCGGCGTCGATCTTGACGTACAGGTGCTGGGCCATTGTCTTTTGCATATCGGACCAATTGACACGGGTGCCAAGCTCTGCCTTGAATTGGCGCTCGACCTTGTTGGCAAAGGATAGCGAAGGAGTGATGTCGTTGGTCGCCTTGGCAATGCTTGTGTCGCTTGCCTTAACGGGTGCCATTTTGTTATTGTTCGTAGCCATTGTTTTATCCTTGCCCCTGCTTAACGGGAGGGGCCACCGTGGTCGTAATTAAAACTCGTCGAATTCGTCAAACCCTGCCTGTGGCGGTGACTCGACGACGATTGATGGCTCAGTGGCCGTGGTCGACACTGTTGGCTTACCCTCGTATTCAAACCGAAGAACCTTGTCAGCCTCGGAGACAACAAGCCGAATTTGCTGGCCAGATGTCGGGAGAACCTTGGTTACCGATTCAGCGCCGTCGATAATGATTGGAGGAGTGAACCCATAAGCTCTGCTCAGGGTGTTGATGATGTCGAGTCCGGCGTTAACACAGGCCGCATGGTTGAGACCTCCGTCGAACGGAACTCCGTTTACTGTCGCTACACAGCAGGGAGCGATGCCTCCGTTGATCTGGGTTTCAAAGAGTCGGAATTCCACGATCTGGAACATGGAATTGACCTTATCGGTGACCATGTCGCAGTGAGTCTTGATGAAGAGATCAAGCAGATAAAGGTAGTGCTCAGTCGACTCGTAGGCCGATGCAAGTTCCTGTTCCTTGGCTTCCAGTTCAGCGATGCGCTGGAGTTGAACCTCATTGGTTTGTCGAGTCTGCTCGATCCCCAAGGCATAGGCCAGTGCATCGTTTGCAGTGCTGATCTTCTGATCAGCCTCGGCAACCGCAGTGTTTAAGGATTCCTTAACTGCTCGGCCCTCAGCGACGATCTCTTCGATCTGTTTGACTAGCTTCTTCCATTTTGGGCTGTCCTCTGGCTTTGGAGCCTCATCCAGCGCAGGCATGATGAAAGACCCAACCGCATTCGATGCAATAGAAAGGACGGCCTTGGCCGATTCTAACTGCTGTTCCAGATCCTCCAACGCCGCCTCCTCTTCCTTGATCTTGCTGGCGGGGCAGACTTGCTTCCCAAGGTTGACCAACGCAGTTCGCTTCGCCGCTTGGCTTGCGTTGTGCTTGGACCGGATCTCTTCGATCACATCCTCTGGGATCGACTGCTTGCAGGTTGGGCAGATCGAGTCGACCTTAAAATCCTCGGCATCGATCTTAGCAAGGTCAGCCTTGATCTCATCTCGTTTTGCCTTGAGCGTTGCGAGGTTAGTCTTGACCCGACTGATCGAGTTACTAATTGTCGTGACGGCATTCTGTGCCTTGCTTTCCTCAACCTGAAGTTCGCTCAGTTTAAGTTGTGCATCTCGGATCAGGCTGGTGTCGATACTGGAGTTGATATCGTTCTCGATCTTCAGTTTCTGCGCCTCAAGCTCCATCTTCTTAGCGCGAAGCTCGACCAACTTTGACCCGTTGGTCAGCGATGCCTTTTCCGCTTGGGCCTTCTCAACGTTGGACTTTAGTAGTTCGATGTTAGGCTTTGCTGTCGGGACATCCTTGACCGCAAGTCTCGCCTCATTGATGCGGACGGGGATCGCTTGGATTTCTCGGTTGATCTCTGGCCTTCGGTTGGCAAGAATCTTTCGGTACTCCTCAACTGTGTGGCCTTCAAGGATCTGTGTCAATGGAGCAAGCTCAGAGTTTGCGGCAATGACGTCTGCCTCGGATACGTCGCCAGCCAGCTTGAGCAGTTGCGCTCGTCGGTCCTGCCACTTCATGACTTGGTTGAAGTGCATTGGGTTGGTTAGGACTCTGAAGGTCGACTCTGGGCCTAGGCCATCGATGTACTTGCCGAAGTCGCCAACAGAATTCGGAACTCCGTTGATGAAGCAGTCAGTGGTGTGGCCCGTGAACTCCGAGGTGATCGATCCTCGCTTCTTTGTCCAGATTTCCTTGAAGACTTTCTTGAGCGTGACCTGCTTGCCGCCAACCAAGAGGAGTGCGGCCTCGACCGAATGCTCGAGATTGTGGATGACTTCCTTTGTCTCTGGATCGATGGTCTTGATATCGTCACCCATCGTGCGGCCTTGGGAATCCTTGCCGAACAGGAGCCAAGAGAAAGCATCAGCGATGGTGGTCTTCCCAACTCCATTGTCTGCATAGACAGACATATTGGAGGCGTTAGGGTTGATGGCCACGTCTCTAGCGGCCTTGAAGTTGACGAGATGCAATTTAATGAGTTTCATAAGTCTCCCCCGATCTGGTCGGATCGGCCCGGATTCCCTTCCGGTTAGGTAGCTCATTATACACAATTCGCAAAGAAATGTGCTAGATCGTTATAATTCGTTAGAAATCGGTTACAATTAACGTGCCATGAACAAAAAGAGGCCCGGAATAAAGGCGGTGTACACAGATGAGCTTGCGGAGCAGGCTTACAACTTGTACTTCACTCGAAACTTTTCACGCACTTTCGCTGGCGCAGTTCTCAAGCTCAAGCCATCGACGGTGGTCTACCTTGCCAGACGGCACCAGAGGACATTAGCTAATGCCTGACGTGCAGTTAGAGATCGGCCTTGGCATGGAAGATGAGGATCCATTTGCATCAATTGGCAAACCTTTTGAGGTGAGCAATAAGAAAGCACTTGAGCCTACCATTGTCAAGTCGGAAGAACTTCTGGACTGCTACCTAACGGAGCCGAAGCAGAAGGTTAAGATGGTCAAGGACAGTAACCAGTTCAAGCGGTCGATGAAGGACATCAACTTGATCTTTCCCGGCTGGTACTGGAAGACGGAACATTACACCACCCTGCATGGTGGAATGCAGATTAAGCGAGACTACGGCGGCTTTGCCGACATCGTTGGAGTTTCCAGCGGGAAGCACATTGCCGTTCAAATCACAACCTTGGATCAGGTTGGACCCCACATTCGCAAATACGTGTCGGACGCCAAGTCTGGAGGCTTTGGTGACACAACGATTGAAGTGAACCTTCGATCTTACTTGCAGAACGGTGGAACCTTTGTGATCCTTGGCTACTACAAGGAAGGCGCACGTTGGGCGCACAAGGTCACCTACGTGACTGAAGAAACGTTGGATGCGGCAGTGAGCCGCAAGAGGAGAAAATGAGCAATGACAGACGAAAACGAGGCCCAAAGGCTTCAGAGGATCAAGGACCAACGCCAGAGGTCGAACAAATTTTTGGCGTTCAAGAAGGTCAGGAAGATAGAGATGGAGATGAACCTATCCCAACCTTTGATGATCTCAGGGTTGGCGACTCGACCCCGATCGGGATCGTCCAAGAGATCGCGCATAAAGGCTCACCGAAGGAGATTGGGCCGCTGACCAACCGCAAGAAGTGGTACAACGCCGAAGCTTATCGGCAGGCTTGTGAGGAGAGTAAAGAATGAAAACAAAGACGGTGGACGTCCCGGCATTGGATCTGGATTTTGGGCCAGATCAGGAAGGCGATGTTCGCATCGCTCGGGAGGATTCGCGCAACTTCGTCGTGCAACGATTGACCAAGATCGAGTCAAAGGACAAGGACCGAAAGCCCACCGGAGAGTTTCGGCTTGAGTGGGTGACCGCTGGCTACTATGGAGAGAGACCAGAGGCATTGATTGCGGCGGCTAGAGGAGCCATAGCGATGGGTGCAACTGGCAACTCGGCCAAAGACCTGATCGACACTATCCAGCGCACAGAAAAGCGTGTACTTGCCGACATCGCCAAATTGCTTGGCAAGGAATCGAAATGATTGGAGACACGAACACTGCGGAGATGAGCTACATGAAGGAAGCCGCCGCCCACTTCGAGATGGCCGAGTCCATCATCGTCGATAGCGTGGTAAGCGCCTGCGCCAAGGAAGGCTTCCCGGCGACGGATCACCACATCGGAAGGGCGTTGCTTGACGTCTACGGCCATCTTTCGGCGGTGGTGGCAGTCAGGAGGAATATTTCCGTTGCCCTAGCCTGTGCTGTCACGGCAGAGGCTCCCGGTACTGCCAAGGAGATGGTTGGAACAACTGCTTACATTGTTGGCCCAAAGCATGAGATCCTCGGCGCTATCGTCGGCCTTATCCTCGAGGCGTACACTTGCGACAAGGAAGAACCACCGAAGGACATTCAAGAGGCAGTCGACTACTTTGTCAACGAAATCTTGATAGCAGGACTATTCACTCCCGTTGACAACGGATCAGATCAGTAGTAACATGGGTTCGCCGTCTTAACCCCCACCAAAAGACGGCCCCGACTGGAATCGGGCAGAACAAGAAAAGGAGAACGACAATTTTTACCTCACAATCACTTAACCCTCTCGGCGGCAGGAGGCTATCGCAAGGCGTACCGTCTCCGCGCCATTCCAGTTGCTGTGGCCCCTGCCACCGAGGGGATAGGGTGCAAAGATGACCCTAGACGATTTTGCCTCCAGAATAGAGAAGGCCAAGCCAAAGTCGTGGCCACAGGGTAGTGGCTACACAGGGCGATGCCCGTCGTGCCAGTCGAGAGGCGAGGACAAGTCCTGCACCAATTTCCGTGTTCTCGAGAATGATGGCTGGCTGAAGGTCAAGTGCCTAAAGGGATGCTCCGAGGAGCAGATCATGTCATCGATGGGATTGGCCGAGAAAGACCGATGCGTCAACCCAAGACCAGTATCTGCGGCCACCCAAGAGAAACCGAAGGATACTGCCCCCGTCGTCTACACGTATACCGATGCCAACGGGAAGTACCTCTTTGAGAAGCGGCGCGGCGTCAAACCCGACGGCGCTAAGAAGTTCTTCCAAACAACCAACGATCCAAAGGTCAAGGGCGTCTCGCATCTTGGGGATCAGGCAAAGACTCTCTACAACCTCCCTGCCGTCCTGAAGGGCGTAGCGGACGGTCAGATGGTCTACATCAACGAGGGCGAGAAGGCTTGTCAAATGTTCTCCAAGCTTGGTTTGATCTCTACCTGCCAGCCAGCAGGGGCTGGCCCCGGCAAGTGGCTTCCACAGCACACGGCGATCTTCAAAGGGGCATACGTGACCATCGTTGCCGACAGAGATCAGACGGGTGAGGATTACGCCAGAGAGGTCTGCATCGAGCTTCGCTCGGTGTGTCGATCCGTCCGCATCGTGCAGTCTGCCACGATTAACGCCAAGGACGATGCCTATGATCATTTTAAGGCTGGCTTTAGACCAGAGCAGTTTGTCGAGCGCCCGGACCTCATGCCCAAGCGTGGGCTTACGGTCAATCCGATTGAGACCTACCAGATCGAAAACCCACAGTTCCTGATCGGGACTCACATCAGGCTGGCACAGATGAATCTACTGGATGCCGAGGGTGCCGCAGGAAAGACCACTGTCGCCCTTGCGATTGCGGCGGCGGGATCAAACGGTTGGGATCCTGTCTACAAGAAGAAGACCACTCCGTTCAAGACTCTGTACTTTGGCGACGAGGACTCCGGTGGAGACATTCGGTTTATCTATGAGTCGCTCGGCGGCAAGCCCGGATTCTTGATGGACTACCGCGATGCATTTCCCCTTTCCGGTAACGCTTTTCAGTTACTGAAGGAAACCATCGAAGCGCATGACATCAAGTTTGTCGTCTTCGATGCACTAGCCTACTACCTCCCCGTCAAGGATCTTAACAATGCCGTCGAGCTTGTCAAGCCCCTCCAAGCACTCAGGGCAGTGGCGATGGAGACGGGCGCGGCAATCCTAAACCTACGACATATCGGTAAGGGTAAGGACGGCAAGCCCATCTCGGAAATGGGTATCGGATCAGTCCAAATACGAAACAGCCACAGGTCACAGCTTGTCATGCTGAAGCACCCCGACAAGGAAAAGAAGTACGTCAGGGTGATTACTCATGAGAAGGGATCGATCCGTGTTGAGATGGGCGACCCTTTCGGGTGGGCCTACGAGGACGGAAGATTTACGTGGGTTGACATCGACCCGGCAGAGCTTGATAGCTCTATTCAGACCAAGGGAGGCAAGGTTGGAGACTGCGAGAAGTGGCTCCGGGCCAACCTGACTGGTCGATTCGCTCAGGTTACGGAGTTCACATCGATCCTCCGAGACCTTGGCTTTACCGAAAGCACGATCAAGAGGGCAAGGGCCAACGTCGATGTGAAGTGCGTGAAGGACGGGCAGGGCAGATGGTTGGCGACGATCGAAAAGCCAGATCCATTTGCGGACTAGGAGGAAGGGATGAGTAGGGATAAATATGGATAAATATGGATGGAATGACAGTTATGGAATCGCTAAGTTTAAAGTGGCGATAGATTGCCTTAAAGGGACATGGTTAACCCTTGGGGGTGATATCTCCCGTATGCCTAATTGGGAGTCTAAATTGCAATCTGCTGTGCTTAAGGAACCTAGTTTTGAAAAGGCATACATGAATTTGATCGACAAGATAGCTGATGATTTAGTTCGCAAGCAACGTGGATTTCGCTGGTTTGAGTGAAGCCTACAAACAAGAAAAGCCCCCGTCCGTTACTTGGACGGGGGCTTCTTCGTTGCTCACTTATGTGTATTTGCAATGTGTACTCGTTCATCTTCCTTCTTTCCCTGCCAAATGCTTCGCATGTAAAGCTTTTAGTTTCTTTGCGGTGATGCCGGGTATATGCTTCCAGTCATCAAACTTGATTGGCTCTGGTTGTTGAAGCAAACAGCAAAGCGTTTGATATTCTGGGAAGTTAATCTCAAACTCATTTCGCGTTAAGCCTGTGTTCTTGTCAAAGCAAATAACCTTGGGTTCCTCGGAGCAGAAGAAACCAGCAGAGTAGTTACAGGCATTGCCATTGCCAGTGTTGCGGTTGCCAGTGTTGTAGTTGCCAGTGTTGTAGCCGCCAGTGTTGTAGCCGCCAGTGTTGCGGTTGCCAGTGTTGCGGTTGCCAGTGTTGTAGCCGCCAGTGTTGTAGCCGCCAGTGTTGTAGTCGCCAGTGTTGCGGTAGCCAGTGTTGCGGTAGCCAGTGTTGCGGTAGCCAGTGTTGCGGTAGCCAGTGTTGCGGTAGCCAGTGTTGCGGTTGCCAGTGTTGTAGTCGCCAGTGTTGCGGTAGCCAGTGTTGTAGTCGCCAGTGTTGTAGTCGCCAGCATGGATAATCTCTTCTACCAACCGGATAAACCGAGCAACACGCTTAAAATCAGCACCCGGTTCTTTGGGAACTTCCAAAACCATCTTGGCCTCAACCTTCCATATTCGTGTACCTGCGGCCTGGTAGTAAGCCCAAGGACCAGACGGTTGTTCGCAGAAGTGGAATCCATTTGCACAGGGGATCAGTTCACCTTCGCATTCGTACCACTGGCCTACTTCAAAGGTAAAAGGCTTGCCGTCTGGATTGCAAGTTAGGTTTGCGTCAGTGGCTTTGTAGCCAGTCATAAAATCAATGTATTTGGGTTTGTTTGTAATTGTCATATCAATGTCTCCTTTGTTATCAATACTTTGAGTTTCCGTGTTTCGACTTCCCTTGCCGCAGGTCAGCCAGTAGTAGTTCGATCCTCTGTCCCTCCCCCTCAGTGACAAGGAAGGACCGGACCCGCTTCAACTGCGAAATGGGTTGGGTCAGTCTCTCCTCCCCGGTGAAAGATTCGGCCTCCAGCGGGTCGGGGATCATGACTTCGATGACATCGAAAGTGCGGTGCTGGAACTTCGCCTTTCGGTCCCCCTCGGTCTTTAGTTCGATGACGTGGTGCTGGCCGTCCAGTGGATCGATCACGATCCCATGTGGGCGGCCCTTCACATCCGTCAGCTTGGTGGCCACGATCTTTGCCTTCTCTGCTGTCATCTGAGCCTCCCTGCAAGGGCTAGGACTATTCCAACCCCTATTGCCCCGTATAGGGCCAGCAAACCTAAAAGACGGAGCAAGGAGAGGGCAAGGTTGGGTCGAGGCTTCAGTGTCTGGACCATTCCCTGCTGAAGTTTGATCCGTTGTTGCGCTGGCTGGTTGGTCACGCTCTCCGGTGTGGCCCCGCTTTGGATGTCGATGTCCCTAAAAAGGACGGGTAAGAGCTTGGTGGTGTAAGGGCTGAGGATTTCAGCCCTTGAGATTTCTGTTGGTTTCTTAGACATTGGGTCTTCCTCATTTGTCGGTTGGTCGCAGGTCAATAACCCCGTAAAGGTTGGGCGAGAAGCACATCATCTGGCTTAGGATGAAGATCATCTCTTCCACCCCGCTTTAATCCCCGGCAGTGTGTCGAGCTTCCACTCCTCGACCTTTTGCTTGTAGAACTTAAGGTCAGACTCGGCCTGACCTAGTCGTCGATTCAGTTCACCTAGTCGAGCTACCTGCATCTTAGGGTAGCGGAGATCGTCGTTTGGCACCCATTGGATGCACTGGTTGGGCAGCGAGATCGGGACAAATCCACCATCCTCGGTCTTCTGGATCAGTCCCCTAATCTTGATCATATCGGACTGGAGTCGGAGGATGGCCTTCTCGCATCCCGACGGGGATAGTTCGTAAGGGAGCGTGTCGACTCCAATACATTGGCCCCGGAAGTAGCCATCGCCTTTGGTGTAGCCGTGGAGTACCATGCCGCCCTCGTCTGTCCGCTTGATGTTGCGGAGGCAGACCGGGCAGGTGCCTGTGTTCTCTCTTGTGCGTCGATCCCAGATCGGATCTTCCTTCAGGACTCGGCCCTTGACGACGATCTTCTTAGCCTCCTCGACCAATTCCCAGACTGGTTCCCACTTGGCGATAAACTCATCGACCTTGGGAGTCGTAGGAATCTTGCCTGCCTCAATTCGGCGCTTGAATCTCTTCAAGTTGAAGAGGTTGTACGGCATGGCGAAGTACAGGTTGCGGAGATCGTGGTCGTGGGCGATCAGTCTGCTGATCTCATTTGAGTCTGTCTCAAACCTGCTGTTGGCGTGGTTCTTCAGCACGTCCAGCGCACTGTTTGGGATGGAGCCAGCTTCAATGTGGCCCCTGAGTGCTTCGATAATTTGGTCTCTTATCATGGTGTCTCCTTAGAGTGTCTTGTCCTCTGCCCGACAAATTCCAGTTCGTAGGCTTTGATGTCCTGCTCAGATAGTGGTGTGGGGTAGTTCACCTTGTAACCCCACTCATACTGAATCTCTTGAGCGATGGTGCGAATAGGTCGTGCTGTTGTCGAATTGTCCATTTGATGTCTCCTAGTTGGTGGTCCTGTTATTTATTATAAAGGTGCCTTATCATGCCGTCAAGCCTTGATTCTCAAAGCAACCTGCGAAAATTAACACTGCTGTGCTGGTCATGGCCCTAGATAGGGCAAGAGTGGGTCGTTGCTAGATGCTCCAGCGGTCAATGCGGCGGCCACAAGTGAGCAATCATCACATCGATGTCTCCATCAGATATGCAAAATCTGTTACCAATCAAGGCAGTCCGTCTGCATACCCATATTCTTGTTTCAAATTGCAACCTAGTATTTCTATGGGGTCAAACCATAGGGTCAAAAGTTCAAGCATGATCCTCTTCAGTTCAAGCTCATCAGAAATTTGATCCCCTTCGACATGATAGTGAAGAAGTGTTGA